TGAGCCTGAAGTTCCTGAGCTTCCGCTAGTTCCTGAAGAACCTGAACGTCCACTTGAACCTGAGCTACCTGAAGAACCGCTAGTACCACTCGAACCTGAACTACCACTTGTTCCTGAGCTACCTGAACTTCCATTGGCTCCGCTTGTTCCACTTGAGCCAGATGAACCTGAAGTTCCTGATGAACCTGAGCTACCATTGGCTCCACTTGTTCCCGAAGAACCTGAAGTTCCACTTGAACCCGAACTACCATTAGCTCCGCTTGTTCCTGATGAACCACTTGACCCTGATGTTCCACTAGTACCTGATGAACCCGAACTTCCACTTGTTCCACTTGAGCCCGATGTCCCTGAACTTCCACTTGTTCCTGAAGAACCTGAACGTCCGCTTGAGCCTGAACTACCTGAAGAACCACTTGTTCCTGAACTACCTGAAGAACCATTGGCCCCGCTCGTTCCACTTGAGCCTGAACTTCCACTAGTTCCTGAACTACCCGAAGAACCACTTGACCCAGATGAACCTGAAGTTCCTGACGAACCTGAACTACCATTTACACCTGATGTTCCAGATGAACCACTTGAGCCCGAAGTTCCTGATGAGCCTGAACTACCATTAGCACCACTTGTTCCGCTTGAACCAGATGAACCTGAAGTTCCTGAGCCACCCGAAGAACCACTTGTTCCTGAAGAACCTGAAGAACCATTGGCTCCTGAAGTCCCTGAACTACCTGAAGAACCAGATGTTCCACTTGAGCCTGAAGTTCCTGAGCTTCCGCTAGTACCTGATGAACCTGAACGTCCACTTGAACCTGATGAACCACTTGAACCAGATGTTCCTGATGAGCCAGAAGAACCACTTGTTCCGCTTGAACCTGAACTACCGTTAGCACCACTTGTTCCGCTTGAACCTGAACTTCCACTAGTACCTGAAGAACCACTTGTTCCTGATGAACCAGAACTTCCACTTGAACCTGCAGTCCCACTTGAGCCCGAAGAACCACTTGTTCCGCTTGAACCCGATGTTCCTGAACTTCCACTAGTTCCAGAAGAACCTGAACGTCCACTCGAACCAGAACTACCTGAACTTCCACTTGAACCCGAACTACCCGAACCTGATGTTCCTGAAGAACCACTTGAGCCAGATGTTCCTGAAGAACCACTTGAGCCTGAACTACCTGAACTTCCACTTGAACCGCTAGTTCCTGAAGAACCATCTCCACCTGAAGCACCTTCTAAATTACTCTCCCAACTACAAAAAGTCCCTGTTCCACTTATTGATGTTACTTCTAATACTAATGCACCTGTTGAAGGATTATAACTAACAACTTTACCTGTAAAATAATTCGTTACGCTATTTGCAATTAAAACGTTTTGTCCAATAGTATATGACAGTCCTGCCCCTACATTTAAACTAACATTAAGACCGATAGTTAAACCACTTAAAGTTATACAGTCCGTAGACAATCCAGAATAATCAGAAGATGTTCCGCTAGTTCCTGAAGAACCACTTGAGCCAGATGTTCCTGAAGAACCAGATGTTCCTGACGAACCACTTGAACCTGAGCTACCATTTGTTCCGCTAGAACCTGAAGAACCGCTCGTACCTGATGAACCTGAACTACCATTAATACCTGATGTTCCTGAGCTACCACTTGAACCTGATGAACCTGATGAACCTGAACTTCCACTTGTTCCTGAAGAACCACTAGTTCCCGATGAACCACTTGAACCTGAAGTACCCGAGCTACCACTTGACCCTGATGTTCCAGAAGAACCTGAACTTCCACTTGTTCCTGAAGAACCACTTGAACCTGATGTTCCTGAACTACCTGAAGAACCGCTGGTTCCACTTGAGCCAGATGTTCCACTTGTTCCAGAACTACCTGAACTACCATTGGTACCACTTGAACCCGAACTTCCACTAGTTCCTGATGAACCCGAACTTCCACTAGTTCCTGATAAACCTGAACTACCTGAAGTTCCACTTGTTCCGCTTGAGCCTGAAGAACCAGATGTTCCTGAACTTCCGCTAGTACCTGATGAACCCGATGTTCCACTTGAGCCTGAACGTCCACTAGAACCTGAAGAGCCAGATGTTCCTGAAGAACCTGAGCTTCCACTTGCTCCTGATGAACCACTTGAACCAGATGTTCCTGATGAACCTGAACTTCCATTAGCACCACTTGTTCCAGAACTACCCGAAGAACCTGAAGTTCCACTTGAACCTGAAGAGCCAGAGGTTCCGCTTGAACCTGAACTACCATTGGCGCCGCTTGTTCCTGAAGAACCACTTGACCCAGATGTTCCTGAAGAGCCCGAACTACCACTTGTTCCAGAACTACCCGAACTACCATTAGCTCCTGATGTTCCTGACGAACCACTTGAACCTGAAGTTCCTGAACTTCCACTAGTACCTGAAGAACCTGAACGTCCGCTTGAACCAGATGAACCAGAACTACCTGAAGAACCGCTAGTTCCACTTGACCCTGAACTACCGCTAGTGCCTGATGACCCTGAACTACCGCTAGTTCCACTTGACCCTGAACTTCCACTTGTTCCTGATGAACCTGAACTTCCATTAACACCACTTGTTCCACTTGAACCTGAACTTCCGCTAGTACCTGAAGAACCAGATGTTCCACTTGAGCCCGAACTACCATTAGCTCCTGATGTTCCCGAAGAACCACTTGACCCAGATGTTCCTGACGAACCACTTGTTCCGCTTGAACCAGATGTTCCTGACGAACCACTTGTTCCGCTTGAACCTGAACTACCATTCGCACCTGAGGTTCCACTAGTACCTGATGAACCTGAAGTTCCTGAACTACCACTAGTTCCAGAAGAACCTGAACGTCCACTTGAACCAGACGAACCACTTGAACCTGAACTACCACTCGAACCGCTTGTTCCTGATGAACCAGAAGTTCCTGAAGAACCCGATGTTCCACTTGTTCCAGAACTACCTGAACTACCATTCGCACCTGAGGTTCCACTTGAGCCAGATGAACCTGAAGTTCCTGAGCTACCACTTGTACCTGAAGTTCCTGATGAACCTGAGCTACCATTGATTCCACTTGTTCCTGAACTACCCGAAGAACCGCTTGTTCCGTTTGTTCCGCTTGAACCAGATGTTCCTGAAGAACCTGAGGTTCCGCTAGTTCCTGAAGAACCTGAGGTTCCGCTAGTTCCTGATGAACCTGAACGTCCACTTGAACCAGAACTACCTGAAGAGCCAGATGTTCCTGATGAGCCAGAACTTCCACTTGTTCCCGATGAACCTGAACTACCACTAGTTCCTGATGAACCAGAACTTCCATTTGCTCCGCTTGAACCTGAAGTTCCTGAGCTACCACTCGTTCCTGAAGAACCGCTTGAACCAGATGTTCCGCTTGAACCCGAAGAACCATTAGCACCTGATGTTCCCGAACTTCCACTTGAACCGCTAGTTCCTGAAGAACCCGAACTTCCATTAACACCACTTGTTCCACTTGAACCTGAACTACCGCTCGTACCCGAAGAACCTGAGCTACCTGAACCTGATGTTCCCGATGAGCCCGAACTTCCATTTGTTCCTGAAGAACCTGATGAACCGCTAGTTCCAGAACTACCTGAACTACCATTAACACCACTTGTCCCACTTGAACCAGAACTACCGCTTGTGCCAGAAGAACCATCTCCTCCTGACGCTCCTTCTAAATTAGTTTCCCAATTACAAAAAGTTCCCGTTCCTGATATTGCGGTTACTTGTAAAACTAAAACACCTGTTGAAGGATTATAACTAATAACTTTACCTGTAAAATAATTACTTACACTATTTGCAACAAGTACACTTTGTCCTATTGTATAAGAAAGATTTGTACTTGCGGTTAAAGTAATATTTAACCCAACGGTTAATCCACTTAAAGTTATACAATCCGTAGATAATCCAGAATAATCAGAAGAGGTTCCGCTAGTTCCTGAAGAACCACTTGAACCTGAAGTTCCACTTGAGCCAGATGAACCTGAACTTCCATTAGTTCCGCTAGAGCCACTTGAACCAGAAGTTCCTGATGAACCACTTGAACCAGAGATTCCTGAAGAACCTGAGCTTCCGCTAGTTCCCGAAGAACCACTAGAACCCGATGTTCCTGAACTACCACTTGTTCCTGATGAACCACTTGAACCCGATGTTCCCGAACTTCCTGAACTACCATTAACACCACTTGTTCCCGAAGAACCGCTTGAGCCAGAAGTTCCTGATGAACCTGAACTTCCACTTGTACCTGAAGAGCCACTTGAGCCTGAAGTTCCACTTGAGCCTGAAGAACCGCTTGTTCCACTTGAACCTGAAGTTCCCGATGAACCTGAACTACCACTTATACCAGATGAACCTGAACTACCACTTATACCAGATGAACCTGAACTACCATTAGTCCCTGAAGAACCACTTGAACCAGATGTTCCTGAAGAGCCACTTGTTCCTGAAGAGCCACTTGTTCCTGACGAGCCACTTGTTCCTGATGAACCTGAAGAACCACTTGAGCCTGAACCTGATGTTCCAGATGAACCTGAACTTCCACTAGTTCCTGACGAACCACTTGAACCAGATGTCCCTGAACTACCACTTGAACCTGAGCTTCCACTTAAACCTGAACTACCGCTTGTCCCTGAACTACCCGAACTTCCGCTAGTTCCTGAAGAACCCGAACTGCCAGAACCTGATGTTCCTGATGAACCCGAACTTCCGCTAGTTCCTGAAGAACCACTTGTCCCTGAACTACCCGAACTTCCACTATTACCTGAAGAACCACTTGAACCTGATGTTCCCGAAGAACCTGAACTTCCACTAGTACCCGAACTACCTGATGTTCCTGAACTTCCGCTAGTTCCTGATGAACCCGAACGACCGCTTGAGCCAGACGAACCTGAACTTCCACTAGTACCTGAAGAACCTGAACTTCCGCTAGTTCCTGATGAACCCGAAGTTCCTGATGAACCTGAGCTACCACCACTACCTGAACTTCCGCTAGTACCTGAAGAACCAGAGGTTCCTGATGAACCTGAACTTCCGTTAGTACCCGAACTACCTGATGTTCCGCTTGAACCACTTGTCCCTGAACTACCACTTGAACCTGATGTTCCAGATGAACCTGAACTTCCACCAGTCCCTGATGAACCACTTGAACCTGATGTTCCTGAACTTCCTGAACCAGATGTTCCCGAAGAACCTGAGCTACCTGAACCTGATGTTCCTGATGAACCCGAACTTCCACTTGTTCCTGAAGAACCACTTGAACCTGATGTTCCTGAAGAACCTGAACTACCCGAAGAACCATCTCCTCCTGAAGCTCCCTCCAAATTAGTATCCCAAGTACAAAAAGTACCTGTTCCTGATATTGCAGTTACTTGTAATACTAAAACACCCGTTAAAGGATTATAACTAACAACTTGACCCGTGAAATAGTTAGTGACACTATTTGCAACAAGCACACTTTGTCCTATGGTATAAGAAAGTGAAAGTCCTACATTTAAGGTAGTATTTAATCCAACTGTTAATCCGCTTAAAGTTATACAATCCGTAGATGAACCAGCATAATCGGGAGAAGTTCCACTTGTACCTGAACTACCACTTGAACCACTTGAACCTGAAGAGCCACTTGAGCCCGAAGAGCCCGAGCTTCCACTTGAACCAGCATTTGTTGTAAATCCTGTTATTGTAACAACACCCCCATAGTTATTGACTAAGGTTAATGTTTCCGCAGAGCTACTAAACGTACCTCCTGTAATATATGTGTCGGTTAAACCTGTAATTGTTACGGTTCCACCTGTGGCATTATAAAGTTCTAAATTACCCGCATCATAATCCAAAGTACCACCTGTAACACCCGCCCCTGAACCTGATGTGATACCTGTGACTTGAATTACTGAACCTGTATTTGTAGTAAATAAAAGTGTATTACCCGAATAGGTTCCACCTGTAATAACAGGGTATGAACCATTAAAAATAATCCAATTTGAATCGTTTCTTGTTGCACCATTTTGACCTTCAATTGTTGAGCCAGTCCATGCGGTAATTAAATCAACACCTTGAGGTGTTGTTGACCTAACATTTGCACCATAATCACTAAAGATTACTGTATTTGTTGCACCTGTCGCATTATCCCAAATGGTTTGATAATTGTCAATTTGAAATTGATAAAAAGTATTGCTCTCATACACATAAGCCAACATACCCAATCTTCTTCTACCTGTTGACCAATAGTCTGAGTTTAAAGTTAAGATATCAGGTGAATATCCAGCTCCCGTACCTTTAAAAAATTGAATAGGTATCGTTGAACCTGTTATAAAACCTGTTTGTCCTGAAAAGTTCCATACCAAGTCAGATAGGTTGGCAACCTCCATATAACCACCTGTATTAGATACAGAATAGGTTATACCAAAATTAGAAGTTGGTTCTAATGATAGTTGGAAACTTTGTCTCGACGCCGAGAGTGGATTATTATATGGAAAACTCATTATGCTACTGTATTACCTTTAAAGTAAATATTATCGTTGTCTATTATATAGAACGCTACGTCCGCAAATGTTGTATAAACTTTATAAGTGTTTGGCGGTATTGTTGTTCCTGTATATGTGAACGAATTATTTCTTATTGTTGAATCTGTTATGACTGTACTCAACGTATTTGCAACTATACCAAAGTCAATCTGTGTTTGTTCTAATCCATTTGTGGCACTTACTGGAATAACCCAAGTATACCAAGCAGCAACTCCAATACTTCCAGCTGGTACTTGGTGTGTTATAAAGTTATAAGCGGTAATTGCGTTTCCATAAGCGTCAAGACCTCCCGAAGTTTGTGGTACCACCTCAAGTTGTACCGCAGGGAATGTTCCACCCGTCCAACCTGAGAATGATACGTATTGGTTCATATCAATATTAAATTGAGTTGGGTTTATCGTATTAGGTATTGAAGAATTTGTGAATCCAAAGAATGTTCTTGAACTATCCAAATCATACAAGTATTGTCCGATACTTGTTGAACCTGTTTGAGGTTCAATAAATAAGTAAGCGAAATCAACTGATGGAGTCGATGACGGTGTAGGAGTTGGAGTTGGACTAGTACCAGGACCTTGTGTTGGAGTCGGAGTAACCGTTGGAGTAACTGTCGGCGTACGTGTATTTGTTGGAGTTACTGTCGGTGTACGTGTATTTGTTGGAGTTACTGTTGGTGTTCGTGTATTTGTAGGTGTAATACTTGGAGTAACCGTATTAGTTGGAGTAATAGTTGGTGTTGGTGTTGGTGTTTTAGTTGGAGTTGGTGTAACACAAGCCAAGTTTATCGTAACACCACTTAACATTTGTGTTTTTGTTTGAGCCGAATAATAGATTGTTTCATCCAAATAAACATTAAACGGACCAATGGCAGTTGAATTAGATGTTAACTTAACAAGATATGTAGAACACCCGCTTACGGTTACTTGCTGTTCTATCGCAGCATCACACCCCTCATAAATATTTGTAACGGTTATTACGTATGTTAACATCTAAAGTATTTTTCTAATAAATACCTTAACACATTGATTTTACCATAAAAATGGGGTTATTTAATTAAACCTCCTCAACTATGATTTGAAATGCACAACCATAGGTACATTCTAATATTTTAGTTGTTTCACAACCCTCAGAAGATACGACCTTTATCATTATTTCAGGTGCGGTGTCAAATATCTCAGGAATTGTTGAATTAAATGATTGTGAGGGGGGCACGGGACCAGGATTTATCGTACCAACTAATGTTTCATAATTACCAAAAATATTTGACACATAAACACTCATTGGATAGGTACATCCCGATATTGCTTCTATTCTTACTTGTATCATTATAAAAATATTATGAAGGAGTCATAGTTGGAGTTGGAGTTTTAGTTGGAGTTACGGTAGGAGTTGCAGTTTTGGTTGGTGTAATGCTTGGTGTCACGGTATTTGTAGGTGTAATACTTGGAGTAACTGTATTAGTAGGAGTAACAGTTGGAGTAACTGTATTAGTAGGAGTTGTGGTTGGCGTAGGAGTTGTGGTTGGGGTAGGTGTTGGTAATTCACAAGATAAACACATTATATCATAAACAATCGTTAATTCAACAACAATTTCTTGCCCATTTAATGTTGTGTCTCCAGCTCTAGTACTAACTTTTATTTGATTACTTACTGAATCGAAGGACACTCCCCCAACACCAGGAACTGTTAACAATAAATCTTTAACCGTATCATAATATAAGTTATCGCTTGGTGCCGATACTAATGATGTGGATGTAAAGAAATTTTGACTTGTAGTTAAATTCAACGGGTTAACCGAAACCTTAACGCCAAATACCGCAGAAAGTAAATCACAATTTACTTTATCAATTGTTAAATCATTAAACCCTTCATTTAACATTTGAAGTAATCCATATTTTGTTTGTGATTGAATTGTAAATTGTTCACCACCCATCACATAGGTTTGATATGACACATTAAGAGCACTACAATCTATAATTGTACTTCTTGTTAAAATACAACCATCGTCAGCAACAACAGTTAAACTGTATGTCCCTGCGGTCAATCCTGTAACTTGAATTTGTTGTGGATTATTAGGAACATTGTCTGACCAATAAAATTCAAATGGTGGTGTTCCTGTTGAAATTAATGCGGTTAACAACCCATCGGAACCTTCTCCACAAGAAGTATTATATAATGAAAAATCTAATGGTTCACTTGTGTCAACATAAACTTGTGTCGTTTGAGTACATCCTGTGGCATCGGTAACTGTTATAGTGTGTTGTCCCCAAGATACATTTGTAAATGTAACTGCAGATAATGAAGTGTCAAAAATATCTTGAGTGGCATCTAATGAATAATAGTAAGGAGGTTGTCCACCATCACTTTTTGTAACTATAATTGTACCATTAGCTTGATTACAAGTTGTTCCTGTAACCTCAGTTGAAATTGTGTATGTATCTGTCGCAAATAAACTGATTTCTTCTATAAACGAACATCCTGAGGCATCTTGAATCGCAACGCTATAAGTTCCTGTTGATAAATTATTAAATAATTGAGACGATTGTGAAGTTGCTATGTTAGAAGTATTTCCATTAGGATATATTAAGGTGTATAAATATGGTGAAGTTCCTCCCGCTAAAGACACTAAAATAGAACCGTCGCTACTTGAGCATGTTGAACCCTGACTTGAGATTACTACTGACGCAACACCTAACGGAGTTAATAAAGTTACACTAGCATTTAAAGTACAAAAAGCACAATCCGTAACTAAAAAGTTATAATTACCTGAAGATAATCCACTAATTGTCCAAGATGTCGATTCTTGTATCGTAAAATTTCCTGTAGAGGCAGAATAATAATAAGGTGCCGTTCCACCTGTAATTTGTATTGTTATTGAACCGTCCGCGGCAAAACAAGATGGTTGAACCACAGTAAAGACTCCAAGTCCAATTGGGGAAACATCTGTTACTGTCGCACCTTGACTAGCAACACAACCAAAATTATCAGTAACTTGAACTGAATAATTTCCAGCGGTTAACCCTGTAATAAGTGGAGTTGTTTGTCCATTACTCCATAAATAAGTAAATGGCTGTGTTCCTGTAACACCTGTTATTCCAATTCTTCCCACAGGTGTACCACCACAACTTGAATTTGGTACCACTTGAATACCAAAACTAAGTGGTGTTGAATCCTCGATTATAAAATTTTGACTTTCTCCTGAACATCCTCCCAAATCTTCAGCAGTCATATAATATGTTCCCGCAGTTAAACTACCAAAAATAACATTTGATGTGTTTGTAACTGCTGATGTGATATAACTTCCATTACCCGAATATAAATAAAAGTTTGTTGAGGAATAATCTGAAGTAGATGTTCCTGTCACTATACCGTTATCTAAACCGCAAGTGGTACTTTGAACATTTAAAATACTAACACAAATACCTGAAGATATTGGTATGTTAACATAGAATTGTTGGTTTGTTGGTAAGGTACTATCATTAACTAAAACACCATACGTCCCCGCACTTAAAGATGTTCTAACAGATGGTAATATTGTTACAACATCTGAACCTAAATTTGGTACTTGCCAATCAATAGTATATGGTGGAGTTCCTCCATACGCTAATATGGATGCACTCCCCGCCGATAGTGATAAACAATCACCTGTTATTGATATGGTATAATTAAATGCTGACATTATTCGGTACAGTTGATACTAATATTTATTCCTACGTTTAACAAAACAGTATCCGCAACATTTTGAGTTAAACAAGCCAAGTTAGATATAGTTAATGTATTACCATTTTGGAAATATGTATACCCATAATTATATAATTGTGGTAAATAATTTTCTAAAGCATCATTCCATTGATTACTAGTTGGAACATCACTCATACCATAACCAGTATAAAATAACTGATTAATAATTTCTTCACCACCAATAGTCAAATTTACATACCAATCAGTTCCTACTGAATTTTGACTACATTGACTTAGAGTTAAACCACTTTGAGCTAACATATTGTTAATTCTATTAACAAGAATACTACTAAAATTTGATACGGTTATATCACCATTAAACCAAGGATATATGTTAAAAACTGCGGACTCACTGTTACAGGTATAATCAAATATATTTGATATAATATAACACGATTCAACGGGAACAGGTACAAATTGACATCCTCTTTGTCTTCTATAAACAAATTTTTGTTTGTGGAAGATTGAGTTTTCTAATCTGACACCACCATTCCAAATTGTCGTTGCAGGAATCATTTGTTCCACCAACTTGGTCCAATATGGTCCAATACCATTAACATAATCTATTAATTTTTGATAGGTGTATTTGTTGTTCGGTAATCCTACAGTTTGTTCTGATTCGATATACTTCCAAAAGATTGATTGTAATGTTGGATATCCTCCAGTTTTACCATCACTAATGTATTGTCTATTTCTTGTATTAATCATGTTTTCCCAAAACGTTTGAGAAAATTCAAAGAAAGTTTTTTTCTTTGGTTCAGGATTAATGTATGTCCAATCAACTCCACCAGGAACAGGATAACCGACAGTTAAACCTGATTCAGGAATTGGGTAATCGTATTGTCTTGATTGTTCCCAAACGTCATAAACAAGTCCTTGGGCGGGATTTAAAAATAAATCAATATTCTTAACGTTTAAAACTAGTTTTTCATTATCAACAAAATAATAAGCATTGTAATCTCCTTGAGTTGAAACTCTAAGTTTGTCATCAGTTGATAACCAAGATTTATTATTATCAACTACTTTTTGTAGTTTAAATCCTTCATTCATATACGGAAAATCTCTATATCTGTTAAGATAAGTTTGACCATATGTAAAAGGAGTTAATTGAGTTTGGATATCATAATTTTGTCCTGTATAAACATTACCTGTTAATTGTACCTCATCAGGACTTCTATGTTGTGGTGTTGTTTCATACCAACCCGCACCTATTTGGAAGAAGTATGTTTCAGTATTTACAGGTGCCTTAGGGTAACCTTCAGCGTCCATCGGATAATCTTCTAATCTAATACTAACATCTTGATAAGTCGCGGTTGATGTAAACGCGCTATATATTCGTCCCTTAATTTTATATGTATCACCAGGTAAATAACTTGGAACTCTATCCTCATAAGTACCTCCTGATATTTGAGCCCATTGGGTATAGAATTGGTCAAGGTTAATTTTTTGGTCTGCCAAGTAAATGTGTTCATTATATTCAATTAATGAATCAGGTGCCCCGATTAATCTTAATAAGAACTCAATGGACCTTCTTGTTCCTTTTGATTTAAAAAGATAAGAAGCATTAAGAATTAAGTTTCTATAGTAAGCATAATTTAATTCTGTTGGTGTAAGAGCCCTTGCATATCCAGGATATGTAGGAGTTGATGTATTACCAAAAACAGAACTTAAGAAATCTTCATTGGTTATTGGTGAAAAGTTTGACGACCATCCTAAAGTCCTTGCCAAGTTAACCAACAATTCAGATGGTATATCATTTGAAGGGTTATAGTTAACCGAATTCATATACGCCAATCCATCAATAAATTGTTTTATTTGGTCAAAACTTCTACCATAGATTTGGAATATTTTTTCAACTTTTTGACCCAAAGTATCAAACTCTTTCAACGAATCTGTTACTAAAAATCTTGAAATTAAATTTGTTTTAAACGAATCTAAATTAACTGAAATTTCTTGAATTTGTTCCAAATAAGCATCAAACAAAAATGAACTAATATCTAAATTCCAAGGACCTTGTTTTGGCCAAGTAACTCGTTTATATTCGGTATATGTTTGACCATATTCATTTTGTTGTGGAACTTGAAATATTGCAGTATATTCGGGTCTAACTAATCTATTAAGTAAAAATTGCTCAATTTCGTCAAACGATTCTTGGAATATCTTATCAACAATAAAGTCATTTGGTCTGATTTGATAATCGTCATTAATTGTTGTTGCAGTTGTACCAAATGGTGCTCCTGAAACATAAAATTGAACATAACCTGAAGATAAAGTATTTGAAGGTGAAAAAGAAACTACCTTAAAAATATCATCATTAATACTAACACAATAATCTAAGTATGTGTTGTATAAATTTCTATATGGTGATACGGTGATTTCTCTAATTGACAAGTTAGTTGCCGCACTAATTGAATAATCAATATCAAACGGATTATTTATCCTATCAACATTTACTTTAAAGTAAGTTTCGTCATTTTGAGCGTCGTATACTATGTCGTATGCGGTATTACCTGTTACATAATCATCATTATTAAACACAACATCTAAGGATGCTGGAAAATAATTAACAATTTTAGTGATGGACACGCTAAATCTTTTAGAAAGAGAGCCATACATTGAAAAGTTAAGGACCTGAGAAATATCATAGTTAGGGTAAACCCTAAATTGGGTGGCAAGAATTCTTCTACTCTCAATCAAATCATCAATACCCATCATTTCTAATGACATTGGTTCAGAGAACGCACCAACATTAAAAGTTCTGTTTACCTTTTCTGTTACACCAGTTGTAAATTCAAAATTACCTTGCGTAAGTCCTCCACCCTCAACAGTTTGTAATCCTACAATATTGTCAGAGAAGGTACCCGCACCATTACCTGGTCTTGGAGGGTAAAAGTATTTAGTATTTTTGGTTTCTACCGCCATTAGGTTGTTATTGTTGTAAAGTTTTTACTAAAATCAATGTTATTTCCTCTACTTTGTCTAACCTCATATAATAGAGCATTAAATTGGTCTCTGATTTCATATAGGTTGTATTGTCTATAGATGTTATTTTGAGTATCGTAAATTGTATAGATACCGTCATCAATAGATTTTGTTTGATTACCATAAAGAGCAATTGCAAGAGATGATACATCATATTCAACCATTTCTATTTCTAAAGTAACAGGATTAAAAAACGTATTACTGATTATAATATTTTGATTTGGTTGACCAATAAATGGAGTCGCATTTGGCTTATTTGTTGGTGAAGACGAAGGTGATAAAGTTAAGAATATTAAATTTGAATTACCGTCAACATATCTATATCTTATTGATTTTTGAGTTGTGTTTACTTCATTACTTACAACAGGTTCACAAAAGAAAGACGATGTAACTACCCTAAAAAAGTTAGGTATTTTTGACCCATCAGGATTTAAATACTCAATTCTAAAACCAACTAATCCTTGAGGGACAAATTTATTTTGAAATTGTACTGGTACATTAGTTATATCAATTATAATACCTTTAACATTTGGTAATGCACTTAACACACCGCAATCAGTAATTTTGGTTCTGATTTGAGCGGGTCTCAAATATAAAGTATAGATACCAAGAGCGTTGAACTGTTGTGCAGGTAGTGTTAAATTATATAATCCACCAATAATCTCAACGTTCGCATTTCCACCTGTCTCAGTGTTATTGAAATAAGGTTTTAATATTGTTTGTGCGTCAAGTTCTGTTAGAATAAAGTTATCCGTAACATCTCTTGATGCTGTGTAGTTCATTATTATCTGAACATCTTCAGGACTAACGTCCGAAGGTCTTATTGTTCCATATGAGCCGATTGCCATTTGTTTTTATTTTATAAATAGTTTAGTTCTTTTTTTCAACGTTAAAAAATCCATATCCGTAATTAATCATATCACCAAGATTATCAACTTCACCCAATCTTTGTATTCTTTCGTAGGCTGAGTTTTTACCTCTCTCAACATAAATGTTCGTTTGTACTTGTGCCTGGTCAATAACTTTAAGTAATGCTTCATCTTTTGTGATTGGCGTTTGAGTTAAATTATTTTGAGTAAATCCTGAAGATTGTTCAAAAAATAAAGTTATTCCTGTTATATAATCATAATAATTTACGTCATTAATTGTATATGCCGTGAAAATTGGATTCATGTCAGTAATCGCTCCCCATATTCTTCCGTTTTTAATTACAGGTACTCCTACCACATATTTTACAGAACCATACAACGCCAAATCAGTGACACTTGATTTTGTTATTCCTGATATAGTATAAGGTACCGTAACATAATTAAAAGATGTTTGAGCGGAAACTTCATTAACCGCATCACCTGAGAATATATAGTCGTAACTTACGGGTGTTTTAACCCAATTACCTCCCGAAGGAATAAAAAATGCTTCGCCATTAGGGTTGTTTATAACAACATTCGAATAAGGTGTTGTAATCGTCTTTGTAACTCTTGTAACACCCCAAGGATTTGTTTGCTCTAACGAAATATTATAAGTTCTGTTTGCAACAGGATATGTATGACTTAATGAATTTGGTACGTAAGTAGTAATTGTTTGTTTTGGAGAACCATCACCCCAATCCACTTTATATGCTGACAAATCAAGGAATTTTTGAAATTCACTCGATGTGTTATAAATGTTATAAGTATATGGGTTTGATGTGGTCGATGAAAATATGAAATTAGCAACAACATCCTTCTGTAATACTGCACCATCAAATGGACTATAGTATCCAACATCAATTGCGGTTTGTCTGATTAATATTGGAATGGTTAAACCTGTTAACAATGAGGTTCCGTTAGGACCTGATGTCACTACCTCAGTCATCGCAGAGTAAACCCCTACCGTTTGTCCTGAATAAGTCGAACTAACATCTTGTCCTTGTAAATTAACCGTAAAGATATCCCCTTTAATTGTTTGGGGTGATATTATAATATTATAAAAATCTTCCATTATTTTGGATTAACGTATTCATACCATTTTATGGGTACCGTTACCCCAGCCCTTTGATTAAGACCATTTTGACTATAAGCATTCTGATACGGGTTCATATTAAACACTTGGTAGTTGTGTTTCTCGTAATCCAACTTAACTCTATAATAGAAACATTTTGTATTATCAAAAGTGTATTTATCTCCTATTAATGACGATTGTGGTATATTCATCATTTTAACAAAATAACCTTTTTTAGCATCATAGAATTTAGCCGCCATAAAGAATGTGTCAATGTCCAAGAAATTTCTTTTCTTTAACCAATAAACAAAGAATCCTTCTTTATCCCCAACATAATCCAATACAAAATAAGGTTTTTTAATCTTAACAGGTGTTCGTTGCATTAACGCGTCCATTGTTAAACCCTGTTGTGTCGGGATTATAATTGTTATGTAGTTTTTTTGTCTTTTTTCGTCCACATTGTCGTAGAAATCCAATTTGAAAAATGAATTAGAAAAGTTGTTTGTGTAATAATAAATCTCATCAGTTGTGAAACCTTCCATTTGATAGTTACACCCCCAACTTGTTGATGCACTTAAAGAACCTCCCGAATAAAAATTAAATTCATATTGGATGTCTGTAATTTCATCATATTGATGTGTTGCAGTATTAAAGAATGTATATGGAGCATTTGGAAATCTATCAACTTCAAAATCTCCACCAATTCCAACAACTTGTTCTATGATGTTTGCCTCATATTCTTCAATACTTTGGTCCAATCCCAAGTAATCCCAAGTTAATTGTACGGGTATTGTTATTTCTCTGTCAACAAACCCTTCTTGTCTTATTTGTATCTTATTCACATCCATCTATTAAAGGTTTTACAGGGTAACTAACTCCAAGTAATGCAGAGTTATAGTTTATTCCTTCAGGGATTAATCTAAATTGAACTTCCTTAAATGGGTATTGAGCCCTATTAAGAAATGGATAATCTACACCCCTGTCCAAATTATCAATAAACCCATAACTGTATATATCTCTCCATCTGAATTGTTGGTCAGAATTTGAGAAATAAGAGTAAGCAGGTACATTATCCACAAATTGAATATCTCCTGTCTCAATGTAGTCAGAGAATACTCTAACTGTCATTGATGTGTGGGGCTCATAATAAAAACCAGGTGCGTTCGTATCTGAAGTTGAAGTTGTTTGGAAAATATCTTGATTATATTTTATCTTTTGATAATAAGGTGCCACAACTCTTTCTGTTTGGTCGTAGTCATTCCACTCACAAAAATCACCGTCAATAGTATCACCCGACATTAGATTTTGGTTATAATAAAATGTTTTGGAAGACAATGTATATGCCGATGTTTTGATATTTGTATTTGATTTTAAATTAGTACCATCCCACCAATAATTTGCAGTACTAGTTAAATTAAACTCCCAACCTTGTTTTAACCCAATACCATTGTTTGGTTTGTTGAAGTATCCTGTATAACCCTTATTGATTATGGTTAAAAACAATTCGCTAACAGGTCTTTTTTGGTTATCAATTACATCATTAAGATTTAAATCATAATTCACCGTAATGTTATAAGAATTACTACTTGTTTTTTGAGAAACTCTTGAAACTCTGTTGGGTGTAATTGAACTAAATTCAAATTGTCTTTCTTCAGGAAATACATTTTTTTCAAACGCATTTTTTGTCATAATACAATCTTCAAGATTTGTTATAATCTTATGTTCTCTGACGTAGTATTTTGACGTAGTTTCTAAAATATTATCAGGATTGGTAACTCTTTTGAAAGTACCTGTCACATTATTTGCAAAAGTTGCCCCAGAATAACCAACATTAAAAAGGTTAAAAATATAGACATCACTACCAAAATTATCATTACCTAATGAATAAACTTGGAATAACTTAATATTGTTATAATTAATCGACAATTCGACATATTCTCCCACAGATAAACCGTGTGGTGATATACATTGGAAACTTATAACATTGTTTCCGTTTTGAACATTATTTTTAATGTAAAATGGAATTCCTTGATTTGCATACCAAGTTAAACTTGTACCATTTAATGTATATGATAATTGTTTATCGTAATTGTTTTTATGAGGATAACTAACGTAATAAGTCCAATTGTATGTGTAAGCGCTTTTGGCTCGATAAGTAATGTGTTGGTCACTTACATCGGGTCTATAAAAATCAAATTCATAGTATTGTGGAAACCCTTTCCATATCTTATTATCCATTGACGCTATTTGGTCTGCATAATATAACGTGTTTACAAATGGAGTATAATTAGTAGTTCCAGTATAGGTATTGGCATAAAAATAATTAACCTTAAATGTTGGTCTAAAAATGTTGTTTAACTGTCTTTCATCATCGTAGATTTGAGCTAAACTAATACTTTGACTTCTATCATATTCGGTAATTTGTTGACTTTGTTGTTCTAAAGACAATGAAATTTCTTGGTCAACCGCTGGTGCTGACTTATACTCTAAACCACTTGGTATAATTGTATATTTATTCACTTATTGAGTATTTTGTTTTGAATTTATCTAACGCACTTTCACCTTTCATAATACCAAAATAAAATTGGAATGGAGCTCCAACAATAAATTTAGCAGATTTTGTACCTGTTGCACTATACTTACCTGTTACAGGGTCAACACTAAAGATATACCCTCTTTTATTTAAATCATCTTTATCGGGACTTGTACTTAAGTTTTCACTTATAAAATAACTTGGTGTTGCTCCAGGTATTTCAGTTCTATCCAATGACTGGTATTTTTTACCCTGAACAATATCCGCTTCCTCTGTTGCCCAACTATTATATTGACTACCAAATATTGTATTATTAGTAACACCAGTATTTAACCCCCATTGATAGAACGGCACAACTTGTGATTTAATACCATATGGATACGGGTAGTATCCAACATCATTATTACCTCTAAAATTAATTCTTCCTGGTGTTAAAAAATCTTTAGTTTGTAAATTTTGTGTTGTTGATGAGAACCACACAGCCATAACAGGGTTATCTGCGGTACCTAAAATACTTGTTGGGGGTGATGAGTCATAATATTCGGGTGAGAAATTAATATTCCCAATTTCACTATTAATTGACAATAACTGAGCAAAATCACCATCGACTCTTCTAAGAGCAAAATCACTTTTACGTCCAGGTCTTGAGAATAATTGGTTAACTGAGTTATCACCTACCGATAAAATCTGTGCAAGAAAACTTTCATCCGTTATTCTTGATATTACAAATAGGTTTACAAGGTCTGAAGTATCTCCATAACTTGTAGAATCAATGTCAGGGATAATATATGCTCTTGTTGAGGGGTCAAATGAAAGTTCCGAATAAAAACTATCTTTATATCCTAAATTTGCAATTGTGGTGGGGAACATTAAATTAACCTTGTTAACTGATGTTGGTTCATTTGTTCTTCTACCAACAAATTTACTATCAGACATACGATATGGACTACTTCTGTAATAAAAATTAGTTGTCTTATCATCAAAATAGGATAAGTGATTGCAGAATATTGGTGTTTTTGGTTTGTTTTGTTTATCATAAAAAGTGTCAACCTGTAATGGAAACATATATAGGGAACCATTAACCCAATTATTTGTAAATGTTTGAGATAATACTCCTCTACATAAAGCATAAAAGAATCTAAATCTATAACTCCATTCTAAAAAGTTTTTTAAGTCCTTACCTAAATCTAATAGTGGTTTGTTCACAAACACATAACAACCTAATTCAATGTTATCGGAATCCGAACATCCAGGTTTAATCCCAAAATCTTTTCCAAACCCAGTGTAACATTTTAATCCAACCATTTTTTCACAACTAAAACTTTCTAACACAGTTTCTGCGTTTGGTAAACCCTCAAGTTCTGCGGTAACAATAGAAGCCCCTGTACTGGCACCGTTAACCGATACATTAGTACCATCCTCACTTAATAGATAAGTTTGAAATCCAAGATTTTGTTGTAGTAACGGTTGAGAAGCGGAACCGTCTTGGAAATAATCTGATGATGGTAATCTATCAGTCCTCATAACATTAAGAGTTTTAGTACTAATAGTCATACCCGTTTTAGTTGGTAATGAGGGCGTGTAAGAATAATCAGTTGGGAAAATATCAGAATAGTAGCTTGAACTTCCGTCCCTATTTTTTGGTGCAAGGTCAAAATTAATATAAACACCGTTCCCTGATAAATCTTCAGATGAGTCATAGTAAGCATTTCCCGTTCCTTGAGCCGCTTGGTTAGCTCCTTGTGATACTAAACATTTAACCCCGCCAAGAGTAGTTGTAGTAAAATATGTTGAGCTAGGAAGATTACCATCCAAAACACCATAATACCTAACAGCGTTGGTTGAAAATGCGGAAAATTGTAATCCAGGAATTTGAGAATTATTAATACCCGCCTCAAAAAAGTGAGATGGTGTGAATATAGCACTTTGACCTGATTGGAAGTTTTGTACAGATATACCACCAGATGGTACAATTTGAATTGGTGTATTAATCCTTGTTGATGCCGTAAAAGTAACATCACTATTAGTTGTAAATCCAAATAACGCTCCAACGCCGTATTCATTATTATATAATGGTGAATATGGGTCTACACCTCTTTGTAATATTGTTACATATTGATTGTCAAAATTTTCAAAACAATTTTTATAAGGCACTGAGTTTGATAACGTTTTGGTAACAGATAATAATGTTTCTTTATAATTTAAAGTAACCAAAATATTACCATCTAATATACTTGGGAATGTCTCAGTGCCTGGACTTGGATTAGTAAGATTAAAATATTCTGTTATGGTAAGTGCCGTTAATACTTGGAAATACTCGATATCTAAAGGATATTTATACCTTTGGCATGTTGGGCCAAGATTGGTTACAGTATACACTGCGGTTCCTCCTGTGGTTGATATGTCAATACAATCATTATCAACTATTGTATGTGAACCTGTAGTAATATATGTTAATGTTTTTGTTTCACCAAAACAAGTATTGTAAGTTGTCGTACCAGTACTTATAATATTTATGGTTAAACTAGCAACACATTGAGATTCTCCATCTCCAACTGAACCACCATTTAACCTATATGATTGTGTTAGTTGAGTATGTTGTCCATTAGATATTGATGTACTAGCGCCGCTCACTGTAATTGTACCTCCTGTTGGTAACAGTGCTTTTCCTTGTATCCCCCTAACCACTCCTGCAAATTTAGTTTCACCTGTCCATAGATAATTAACATCCTGACTAAGTGTAGGACTAACAAATGTTAATAATTGACCTGCCTCATATTTTTCACTATAAACAACTGTTAAGGTATTATCTGTATGTTTTTTACCAATATTAGAAGAGTAATCAAAAGTAACATCAATCTGATTAACCCCATCAAAATATTTTTTACGAGTGTTAAATACGTTAATTCTTTCACTTAAAGTTAACCCTGAAGTATAAGCCCATATGCGTCTAAAAGAACCATCTGCACTATATATCTTAGATTTTGTAGATTTAAAAGTACTCCTATTATTTATTGGATTATTTCTACTTCCTACCGCCTCACTAACTGCGGTTGTTGCAACAGTTTTACTATCTCTATTCTCTTCTTCTTTATCTGCACCTGTTTTATTAAAGTCACCACCAAAATTAAAAGTATCAAATAATTTTTGAGAATACTTACCACTATCACTAAATTGAGTTATTGTAGAACTTGCTGGTGATGAAATACCATCTTCAACCGTCTCTTCAGGTGTACATTCACAAGCTTGACAATCAGGATAAGTCATCATAGATAATTTAAATCTTCCAAATTTTTGTTTCACTATTTTCTTAAAATTAAGAATTAATAATGTTGCTCCAGTCCCGTATAATAAAGTTTGTGCAATAAAACCCGCAATCATACCTGCGGTCGCACCAAAAACTGCGGTACCTGCAATCGCACCTGCTGTTAAATATCCATAATTAACTGCGTTATATGTAAAATTTAAAATTAAATATGCTAAAATTAATACCGCAAAATTATTCCATAAAAACACAAGAAAATGATATGCTATTAACAATATTGGTCCAACTATTGACAGTATTTGAAATACAATTGAAAATAAAAAGAAGATAAAATCAAAATTTCTAAATCCTTCGTTTACAGGAAATTTATTAATTGTTGAATCACAATCTTGACTGTCAATTTCTTTAATACCTACAAATCTACCTCTAGCACCTTTTTTATATTCATCAATTAATAATGATGGAGTATATACTTTATTAAAATCAAACTGATAAAAAGTATCATCACAGTTAATTACTTCATTTAATCTATTATAATATTCATTTCCAGATGTTTTACTAAATCCGTCTGTATATCCACTCCAAGCCAATCCAAAATAATACGAACTTGATAATTGGTTCTTAGCGGTTGCATTCCCTTTCAATGGGTCATCTGAAGAATTTGCCCAACCATATTCTTTAACATTTGGTAATAGATAATAAGGTCGTCTTGTTTGCTGAGTTAAGGTTGCAGGTTGTTGCCATTTAACCTTAAATCTATACTTGGACTTAGTTGGGATACCAATAGTTGGGTCATAAGAAATTACTCTGTCACCAAATTCATTTGTTATATAATAATCCAAATTCATTGGTAGTTCGGTTAACCATGTACCTGAACCATCAATAATATTACCCGACTGTTCTAATTGATATTGTTCTAACACTGGATTACCTTCATCATCTTGGTAGATTGTTTGTCGTATTGCTAATATTTGCCCAGGTCCTGTTGTTAATTGACATAGGTTACCCATATTATCACGAGGTTTACAACCCCTCCTTACTCTAAAGGAATCTTCAGTTGAATATATTGAACCCATGAAAGTTGCCGTAGGTTGTATATCAACATTTGCACTATCTCTTAAATCAAAATCAACACGATTGATGGCAATATCACATAATTCAGGGTCACCCCAAAGCGGAGAAACTTCTAAATTCTTAACAACATTAATAATCTGTGGTAACGAATTCAAATCATTAGAACTTCTAAATCTATTTCCTGCAACTTGAGTTTCTGTTGCAAGTCCCATTCTAATTAAATCTTGTGGAGTTAATGAAAACTCACCAATATCTGATAAGTCAACATCCATAACTAAAGTGTGGTCACCTTGTGGTACCCCCATTATCATATAGTCACCACTATCGTTTGTCTTTACAGTAAACTTATAGTATTTGTCGTATATTTCTACTGCGGTCGCTCCTGTTAGATTGTCTAATCTTGTTGGTAATGTGCCTGTTGCCGCGTGAGCTGAATATGATTGTTCGTAAGGAAGTAAATTATATCTAAACCCATCTTCATTTTTATCATTTGGTGATTTGTATGGATAGATACTTGAAATTATTGGGTTTGATTCATCAATAGAACTTATTGGTATGAAGATTGAAACTCTTGCATTTGGTAATCCAAATCCGTTGTTTGCTGTAACTCTTCCTACAACCACACCATACTGTGCACAACTTTTAATATACACATCCTCTTGTTGAATCTTTAATGATAAAATCTCTAAAAATTCATACTCTTGGTCTAGTTGGATATTAATGGTTTTATTAATACCTAATTCTGTTCTTATTCTATACGATTGACCCATCAGTTTCCTTTAGTTTATAAATAGTTTATGTGGAATTTTTAAAGTATCCACACCATTAAATAATAACCTAAAGAAAAATAAAATAAACTTGTTATGAAAAAGTAATAGATTGGAAATTCTTAACCGAAACTCTGATATCCTTATTTGGGTATCTAATCTGATAAACTTGCGATGGTTGAGCAAAGATGGTATCATCAACAGGTCCAATTAATTTTGTTTCAGGGTTTGAATATGTCATCGATGTTTCTGCAGACGAATATTGTCCACCAACTTCATTAAACGTATCAATATTAGACACCGTTAACACACCATTTGTATTTTGTATTAAACTTCTAATTTCAGATAGATAAACATTTTGTCCTAATTGTCTTGTTTGAGGATTCAAGTATGCAGATACTTTATCAACAACACTTGAGATTACTTGTCCTGAATTCTGAGCAGAATCTAATACAATTGAAATGTCCATACTTAAGTCAATAACTTCAGCACTGAAGATTGAAATATAATCATTCATCATTCTATAGTTAGACAAATAATTTGCAATGTTCTGTTTTAACGTGTTTGAAACTATGTTAGTTAATTTACCTGAAGTATCATAAGATAATATTTGAATTAGAATTTTGTTGTCATTTTCAGTGATTGAAACTTTAGCAGGTGCTCCAAACTGAGCTGGCATGTTTCTAATTAATGATTCATAATCCTGAACAGTAACCGCTCTTTTTTGTGCTGCAAAGTTGAATGAAACATAGTTTCTAATTTCTTCTAAGGAAGGAATACCCGCACCACCAACCGCAGCGGTTACGTTAACACATCTTAATGAATTAACAACCGCAGAGTTTGTTGTCTCTGATGGTCCATTAACAAAGAATGAAACAGTACCAAGGGAATTAATTACATTTGTTCCTAAGTTTGTTGCCAAACCACCACCAACTCTATATTGGATAAAGAGTGTTGAGTTTGGAGTTAATGTTGAACCTAATGAAAGGTTATTTGAATATTTTTGTAAATCTAATGTAGTACCTAAAGTTGTGAATTGATTTAATTGGTCTTGAGCGGTATTTGTACCTCCACCGAATGTCATCTTCTTAAATCCTTCAGGTGTATATTCAGTTATAAATCTAGTTTGTGTTTGAATGTATTTACCAACTTTAATACCAGGTTGGTCCGAAACTTTAGTTGGGTCTTCAATAAAAACTCTGTCCTCTGCCAATGCATCAACCTCATACCATTTATTGTCTAACCCTAAAAATTCAGAAACTGATGGAGTGTTTGTATAATTCGTACCATTCTTTAATAAGACACTTGTAATACCTAAAACATTTTTTTCAGGTAAAAATAACTCAAAGAAAGGTTTAACATCGTTAGCATTAATTACTTTTTTGAAAACTTTGGTAATACCATTAACAACAAGTTCTCGTTTTGTAATAGTATAATTAATTAATATGTTATTCGCATTAAAATTTGGAATCTTTAGTCTATTTGGGAATCCTTGAGAATTGTATGGTGAGGCAAAATCAATGTCATATACATTCTCAAATACGATACCAGCTCCGACAACTTGTGAACCTCTCGATAAGGTACCAAGATATCTTTCATCTTCTTTATCACCAAACGCAGGAACTGTAATTGAAAAATCAACTAAAGATACTGATGGTCTTTGACCTGGTAACTTTAATCCATAAGTTCTGGCTATATTATATATTGATGACCTTTGTTGTGCATATTGTAATACAGTTTCCTGAATACTTCTATCAATATTGTAGTGTAGATTATCCGCAACCGCAGCATTTAAATCAAGGAATACCGAGAATACTGAAGCATCATTAAAATCTTGAATTAACTCAGGATAATAAGTTTTGGCGTAGTTTAAGAGTTCAGTTCTTATTGACTGATAATCTCTGGTTGTATATGATATTCTATTATTTGCCATTTATATTAAATATTAATAATTATAAAATCACTTTGACCAAAGGTTGAACCATTGGTTGAGTAATCTAATCTTATTTTTGCTGTGTATTCGGAGGTTCCTTTACCAGGAAATCTATAAATTGAAGATTGGTTTGTTCCCGCAGTATTTTGTCCTGTTGCTATATCCGCCTCTTCTTGTGGGTCTGCAGGAGTTATACTCAAACTATTAACTAACAAGTTTGGCATAAAGTTCTCAATAGCATCTCTAATGTCAGATTCAATTGCATTAAAAGTTAATCCGTCAAAAGGTTCAAAAAGGAATTCGTATAATCTTGTACCAAATTGTGGTAAAAAATATCTCGAACCTTTTCTTGTTAATAACAAATGAATTAAATCCGCTTTAATTTCTTGAGCTTGAAATTCTGTTAATTCTAAGTAATCCCCTCTTCTTGAATCTCTGAAGGGAAAATTAATACCGTATGTAGTTCCATTAGCCATTACCAATAAATATAGTAGTATTTCCTTTTATGTGAACTGGAGTATATGGACAATTTTTACATCCATTCCCGCAACAACTACCTCTCTTAATATGGTATGACTCAGTCATAACTACTTTACCATCTTCAAAATAAAAATCAGTTGGTTCATGATTACTTGCCATAATTTTTTTAACACGTTCTTGGTTAATCCAATCTTCAGTATTTTTTATCATAGTATTATATAAATAAAAAAGGAATATGTGTTTTTTACATATTCCCTTAATTATTAAGATTTATTTTTAATTATTTGATTTCGCACGCTCCACCTGAACAAGCCAACTCACCACTTAAATCAGTTTCGTCAGTTAGTTCAACAACTTTTGACAAATCAATTGAGTGAAGTTTTGAGAATAATCTTTCAAATTCTTCTTTAGTACAATCGGTAAAAGGTGCTTGAACGTAACTTCCGTTATCATATGGAAGTACAGATAGTCCATTATAAAAATCTCTGTTATCCCAAAACCACTCGCCAGCTAAATCCCAATCTTCAGGTTTTAAACTAATTGTTGCAGATACGTTATGACTATTTGAACCACTTCTGTGTCCAGGTTTAACCCATTCTTGTGTAATTTTTTTAACACGCTCTAATAATTGGAATGGACTTTCAGTTCTTAAAATTGCCCCCTCAGGTGCTTTTTGTGGTACCGAAATAACCGCTGTATCGTGTGGACGGAAAAATTCATCCTCAACTAATTCAGGGTGATTGTTTAATAAATAACTGTAAATTGATTCGTTTTTACCTACACGGATTCTACGGATGTAATAATCGTTGTGCCAAGCGTGAATACCTGATGAAGTTCCTAAAGTTAATGAGGTTGTTCCTGCAGGTTTTACAGTTGTTGTACGAGCCGATTTATTAATACCAATTATCTCAGCAACTCTTGAATTTTCTTCTTTAACAACTTTCGCAGCTTCTTTCATATCATAACCCAAGACAACACCTGAACCAATACCTGTCATAGATACACCGATTAAAGCGTCTTTCTCAGTTGTTCTTTTCCAAATATCACGAAGGTAATGGAAGTTAGTATAACCCGCCTGTAATGTTCCGATGAACGCTGCCGCTTTAACACGAGCGTTTAAATCTTCTTGTGAATCAATGTCAGAAACATTTACCTCACATAAGTTACAGAATTGATTTGGTCTTAATGCGATTTCACAACAAGGGTTTGTTCCCCAATCTTTATCGTTAGTGAAATAGATACCAGGTTCACCTGCTCCTGAAGCCTCAACACGTTTCCATAAATCCATAAAGAAATCTTTAGTGATTTTATGTCTAACCAATGCCGCTGAGTTGTTTGCTCTACCTCTTTGTGGATTTTGTTCCCACCATGCTCCTGACTTACAAGAAATCATCTCTTGGTCATCTGCACTGAATAATGAAATAAGTGCCGCTCTACGAATACCACCTGCTAACACCGCATCTGCAATATGACAAACCATATCGTGAACTTCAATCGGGGTTAATTTATCATCATCCTCTTTTGAATCCAACATAGTGGTTAACTTATAGATACAATCTTTCAATGGTTGAGGACCTGGTGCTTTACCACCTGAAGTTACAAGTTGAGCTCCTTTTGGTCTAATGTCTGAATAATCAAACACAATTGTTGATGACGCTTTACCGAAGTAAGATTTCATTAATACTTTAATTGCGTCTGCCCATCCTTCAATAGAGTCACCGATTAAAAATCTTGTGGTATATTTTGGATTTGGTTTTCTAATTTCAGGTAATTTTTCTACGTGATGTTTTTGAACTGAATAACCAACACCTGTTCCTCCTAATAGTAAGAACATTGACTCAGAGAATGCATCCAAGTGGTCGATAGGTAGATAAGCACAATTGTAGATTCTGTTTGGAGAAATTTCAATTGGTTTACCACCAAATTGCATTGACCTCATTGAGGGTAATACTTTTTTATCATATACCATTTTGTATACTTCTGTAATCTCATCTTTCAATGATGGGTATTTTTTAATATGCATGTTCATATTACGGGTTACCAATTCTTCCCACGTTTCGCGTCTGTTTAATTCTGGTACGAACTTAGCGTACTTCATATAAACTGTTAAATCTGACAATATCTGTTGTGATGCGTCCATAATTTTTTCTTCTTTGTTTATTTAATTTTATATTGTTGTTTTATTATCTTCTCTTTGTTTTCTCTTCTCTAATAGTTCTTTAACCCTATCTCTTTTTCTCTCTTCTTGTTGTTCTTCAAATCCTAAGAATGTTACAGATGACTCTGTGTCTATCTCAAGTAATTCGTTGTTAAACTTACAATTTTCAAATACCACACCATCTTTACCGATACGTGATTTTGTGATTGCTATTGTTGCCAAGTTCATTTCTTTCTGTTGTAATGTCTTAGCCACTGTAATGATAACGTGTCCTACTTGTGCCTTTTTAATTGAACCTCCCATTTGGTCTGTGGTTACAACCTCAGAAGAGATTGATGACCTGTTACCTTGTGTTGCTGTCCAACCAACTAATGATAGTTCGTGACACATCGCCTCAAAACCTCTCATCACCGAACCCTCAGCCTTCCACTCATCCTTACTTGAACTTTCAGGAACCACACAATCTATGTAATCCAAAAGAACCAAGTCAATTTTAGTACCATCAGCAATCATTTTTCTAATTTGATTTTTGATTTGACTCATAGTTACAGTATCTGATGGAAGTTTCTTAAGAATTAATTCATTCTTCATTGTTTCCTTAATCTCAGTAATTTTGCCCATCACCGCTTCTTTGTTTTGAACCAAGTTATCTGGTTCAATACCAGTCCAAAGTGTGAAGTGTTTACGTTGTATAATCTTTGGATTGTCCTCAAAAAAGATTTGAAGAACATTGTATCCAAGATTAAATGCCGTGTTTGCTATCTTAGTTAAGATTGTTGTTTTACCAACTCCAGTGGGTGCTAAGATAACACCAATTTCTCCCTTTGCCAAACCACCTTTTAATAATCTGTCAATTCCTGCGATTCCAATTGGAATTGGGTGTCTAAAGTCCTCATCAAGAACTGTATCTAAGTTGGAGAATATGTCTGTTGTTCCTGTATCTCTCTCCCCAACTTGTAATGCTTCTCGAACAAGTCCTTCAACCTTATCGTAAGATTCGAAATCCCCTTCAGTTATAATCTTTTGTGCTTTATCCATAGCCTTTTGAAGTTCTTGTTGTTTACAGAACTTCAAAGCCTTTTCCTGAACGAACTGAGTTCCTTCAAATGGTGCGTCTTTAATTTGTTTAATGGTGTCAAGAACGATTTTAGCAACCAATTCTTGTGAGATTTCAGACTTTACAATCTGTTCAAGGGTGTCAAAGTTAGGTGTAGATTGATACTTCGAGTGATACTCCTTTGTCATCTGTAAGATGATTTTAAAATACTTATTGTCAAAATAAACACTCTCAATAACATCCATAATTGATGTTGAAAATTCTTTGTCGACAATAAGTTGGTTTAAAAGTTGTATCTGAAATGTGTTCCCTAAGTAATCAAAATTTTTATTCATAAATCGTTTTTGTAGTCCCTTGTTTTATTAAATATAACTTAGTTCAACTCAAATCCCAAATATTCAAAACTTAATTCTTCCTCGGAAAAAATGTCAGTTAAATCTCTCAAAACATCTTTCAAAAATGGTCGTACATCAACGGTATAACGAACTTTGGGTGGATATAATTTTCCATCAAAATATCTATGACAAATTGTCTGCTCTCCAATTCTGATGTGAATATTGAAGTGTTCGCTACCTTCAGTGAATGATGTCTCCATTAGGGTTGGGTCGTTCATAATCGCGTCTTGGTTATCTGACATATAGATAACGGTTTTCATCTTAAGATGATGTTGGAGTTGCTCCTTTAGTTGTTTAATGTAGTAGTACAACTCTAACGAGTTTTTTGCGTTTGGGTTGAATCCTCTAACATTAAAAAACCTTTGAACTACGATGTTGTCATTCAACGTAAGTAAGAATTCCATTTTGGTACTGTCTTGCTCTCTCATATTTATTTTTTGTTTGTATTTCTTTTTTCTTTTCTTGTTAATTTTAGGAATGGTGTTAGGAAACTTACCCAAGCATCATCGTTCTTGGGTAGATACTTAAAGAGACCATCCTCCATCATCATTCTCATTAAGTTTTTGTAACCCCTATCGGTGGGGTCTATTGTATCGTTTAATATCTGTGTTACTAACTCTTTTCCTTCTTCGGTTATTAACGGATTAGATAGGTCAACAATCTTCTTATTTGTACTATAGAACTCTTCACCAAGTATAGACAATTTCGTCTTACCTGTCAAAATATTATTTAAAACTTTAATAGGTTTTTTTTGTGGAATTTTTCCTGCGATATCCAATAATTCTTCGATAGTGCAAGGTTTCTCCTGAACTTGGGGGAAATATTTAACCAATGTTTTTTCACCAAGTCCCTCAATACCAATAATATTATCTCCTTTATCACCTGTGAATACCTTTGTTAATAACACATTGTAATGTGGAATTTTAACTTTGTTAATAACGATGTTATCTCCGTTTTTAAAGTATTCTTTTGTGTTTGGTGCATAGATGGTTACATTATCCGAGATAAGCTGTGTAAGGTCCTTATCTGCGGAAAATATGATGATTTTTTCATCGACCGCAATCTTGCAATAATGCGCAATCAAATCATCCGCCTCATTATTCGCCATTTCAACTTGACGAACAAATATTTCTTCCAAATATTGTTTAACTCTTGATTGTTGATACAAATATGATTCATACTTGTATTCGTTCATATCCAATGTTCGGTTTGCCTTATACTGTGGATATAAACTTTTTCTAACGGATGAATTAGAATCACCGTCCCAAAATACCACTACCTTATCGTGGTTGTGTTCTTCAAGGAATTTGCGGAGTATATTCACAAAGTGAAATACTCCACCCACATGAGCTCCGTCGTTATACACGTCTTTGGCTCCGTGGAATCCTATCTTGAATAAGTTGTTTCCGTCAACTAATAATGTTTTAATGTCTCTTGTGTTTTATAGTGTGAATACTTCTCAATCCTCTTTCTCTTCTTTCAATTCAAAATCTAAAGATGCAATACCAAGAATATCTTTCCAATAGTCAGCATGTTCTTTTTTATAAGCCTCAATAGATATCTTTTCTTCTGCAGCTTCTTTACCCGCCAAGAACCCGTGTGGTGTTACAATTATCTTACCATCTTCATAACCCAATCCATTAATGTGATTCTTCATCACAGAAATTTTAGTTCTAATTGCAAATTTAACACTTCTTTTGTCTTTTGTTGCAGTAATTTTGTTAGTTCCTGCACCTTTTTGGTTACCGAATAAGAATACCAAAGATGAGTTTAACCAAATTGCCTCACCACCTTTAGCTTTAATCTTAGGTTGTCCAAATGGATTATCAGGTAATTCAACCCAAGGTTGGTTGACAATAACCAAAGTGTTTTCGTATTTTGAATCTGATTTACGAGAACCTGAAATACGTTGGTTGATACCCATACCAATTTTGTCTGCCAATACAGATGCGTTGTGTTGCTTTCCACCTTTACCATCAAATGTCATCTTACAAGGAACTGAACCAACAGAATCCCATAAGAACAATAAACTATAATCCAACTCACCTTTTTCTTGCGCATCTAACAAACTATTAATATAGTCGGTGATTTGCTCAATATAATTGAAGTTGTTATTAAAGATGTAGAATCCGTCCCAATCAACTTCTCCTGTTGCTTCATCAACAACTTCTTCACAGTCAAAACCCATAAGTTTTGCGTGTTCAAAAGACCATTTTTGTTCAGTAATAATGAACACAGGTAGAATACCTTTCTTTTGAGCATCAACCGCAGATTTAACCAATGCGGTAGTTTTTCCTGTATCTGAGTGACCCAAGAACATATTTAAATGTCCAATCGCAGGACCAGGTACTCCAACCGCATCTAAGAAATCAGGACCTAAGTCAAAAAATCTTTGGGGTTTGTATTTTGCTGAGGTAGAGAATTTTTTCTTTACCAAGCTGAAATCATTTTTTTTAATTGCCATATTTTTTTTTAGTTAAAAAGAAAAAGCTTGGACACTTTACCTAAGTGAATGTCCAAGCTCATTATATAATTAGAACGGTAAGTCAGAGTCAACTTCATCATTTGCCTGAGAGTCAACAATATCTATTTTAGTTTCAGATTTTTTAGACCCACCCATTGAAGTTGTTGATTCAGTGTCATTACCATATACATAACCACCCTTATCATTATCCCATTTTGGAGTTTCTCCACGAGCGATAGCCTCAAGATAATCAACAGGTTTTTTAGAATAAACATCTAACCAAGTTAATTCATCTTCAACCCAAGCTTTAGACTGAGCAGCTTCTGCGTGTACAGGACCTTGGTCTTCATACATAATTGTAGACACACTTGTGTAATCTTTACCTGCGTTTGTTTTAGATTTTGTTAACTCAATGATTAAGTCACGTCCTTTTTCAGGGTCGGTAACATCACCTTTGTTTCTCCAAATTGGAATGATTTTATCTAAGATACCATCATTCTTATAATTGTGTTTGAATCTCCAAAACTTCGGACCATCTTCTTCGTGGTCTCTGTCAATAACCTTAACAATATAAAACTTACGAGATTTATATTGTTTAGCCAATTCTTTGTCTGACTCTTTGCCAGTTGACATCAATTCTTCATAAACCTCATTTAATGGAGAACGCTCGTTGTCATTCTTTGCTGGGTCATAGAATTTTTGCCATTGTCCACCTACTTGAATTTCGTGGTACCATGCTTCTTTAAATGGTGAAGAACCATCTTGTGTTGGTAGGATACGTATTTTACGTTGTCCTGATTTCTCTTTGTCTCCAAGGATACAAGCGAAATACTTTTTCATTCTTTCGTCTTGCGACATTTTGCTTTGGGCCCCGCCCCCTTGTTGTGCTTTTTCGTACTGTGCCAATACGGCGTCTAATGAACTCATCATATTTTATTTAAATTTTAATTTGTTGGTTTGTTGTATAATTATAATCTAGTTTTGGGTGTTTGTCAAATAAAAAAACCACCTTTTTAGGGTGGTTCTTATTAATATGTTAAATAATATTATTTATATCTTAACTCATCTTTTTGTCCACTTCCTTGGAAGGAGCCCTTGATATCGTTAACATTTATGTCAGTCACATCCTGTGGAGTTAAAACATAATCATTTTTTCCCGTCTTTTCCATCTCATCTTTTTTATCATCAAAAAATTGTGATAATTTTTGATTAAATGGATATGAATCATAGCTTCTTAACTCTAATTTTTCTTGAGGTGTTTTCTCTCTATACTTTTCAATCTTGTTTTCAAGAGCGTTAAGTTTGTTCATAATAGCATCCATCTCACCTAATCTTGATTCCAATTTAGTCAATTGTCCAAATAAGTTATCAAAATAATCATCTTGTTTTTTCTCAATATTTTTTTGAGAATCTACCAATTCAGTAATGTCTAATTCTTCAGAACCACTTTCAGTACCACCTTCTTCAGATTTTCCGTCATCATCAATCTTTTCAACATCAGGGTCATTATCAACATCTATTGGTGTTGGTGCTCCGCCTGGTGCTGGAGGTGGTGGTGGGGTTGCTAATGCATCTGCAGGGGGTGGCGGGGGTGCTGCTCCTTCTTCAGGGGCCAACGCAGCCAAGTCATCACCAGCCTGTTCTCTGATATAATTATTGATACTTTTGTATCTTTGAATTTCACTTAATATTTTTTTATCTAAACTCATTGTATTATCCGTTTAATAATTGTTTAATTCCTCTAGATGTTTCTACTCTAACTTTTCTATTGGCAGTTGTTTGTTGACCAGCTCTTTCGATAAGACCGTCTCTTTCTCTTACAGTATAACAATCTCCAGTATCTAAATCACAAACTTGTTTAGTTCCGTCTCCGTTGTCTTCTTCTGAAAATCTAACTGATTTTCCAAGATAGTTATCTAATGTTGTTTTTAAGCTCATAAAAATCTTTTTATATAAATATACGATTTAAGTGAATGTTATTCCTAATTACTAAATTATATAAATTTAAAATTAAAAGTTTGTGGTACGTTTTGCGGGTTTAAAGTTTTATTTGTAGGAACTGCGGTAACTATAAATTGAATATCGACCGTTTGACCATCTTTAAGAAAATTGGTTTTAAATTCAGGAACTGGATTATTAATTAATATATCGGCAACATCGTTACGGGTTATTGTGAATACGTTACCAGAAACATAATTTGAGATTACTAACGGTACACTTCTATTTATTGTTTCTCTTCTAACATTATTTACAATAGAAGTATCAAAAACCGCAACAATCATATCAACATTTTGTTCTAATGTCCAAGTATTAAGTGCAGCCGCTTGAGGATTCACACTAACAGTTAATTTACCAGTTAAATCTCTTATTAATATTTCTGTTTCTCCTATTAACGTAACAGGTCCTGTTTGTTGTGGTTGAGTATTTGTGTTTTTTGAGTTTTTTGGTACAGGTGTTACTTGTGCTGGGTCATAGGTGAAAAGGGTCACACTTCTTCCAATTCCATTTACTCCACTAACAATTATAAGATTTTTTTGAGCATTAGTTAATCCATTATTAGTATATGGAACAACGACATTTAAGTTAGTTGAACTATTAACAGTTATGCCAGTAGTTGTCAATACGTTATTAATTGTAATTCCTGTGATATTTTCAAAATCCACACCCGTTATTGTTAATATTGTACCACTCACACCTGTTAATGGTGATATGGTTAATATCCTTGGAGGTAAACAATTTGATGATTGATTAACCGTATTTAATTGTTGTTGAATTGTTTGACTATTTCTCGTAGTTTGAGTTTTTAATTGCCCTGCAGAATCTACGTTTAACCCCGCATCTCCCGCAGACTTAAATCCTTTATCAAACGTTGATTGTAATTTAGTATATTCACTAATGTGTGAGTCAAAATAATCTTCACTAACATTAGAAACAGGCCAATAACACACATAATATTTAGTAAGGCCTAATCCTGTTGTCGTATTATATACTCTATCAACATTTGAAGATAATTTTGAAATCATAAAATCAAAGAATTTTCCTATGTTATCAAAATTGGCAACAGGTTGTGATGTAGGTTTATCAGTTGAATTTGATATATTTACACAAGAGTATTTTTTATTACTAAAATAATTACTATTTGTCCCATAATCTGTGGTTAGTGTTATATTCGCGTAGTTATTGTTATAACCATAGAATTTACCAGTATTAAATGTCTTAGCGTAACATATTAAATAAATAAGAACTTGTAATTGTGGATTAAGTGTTTTCTTTTGAAGTTCAGTAACAAATTCAGTTTGATTTATACTTGTCGTTACCGATGATTGAGCATCTCCCCAAGTTTCATAAGCAACCGCTAAATTACTACTACAAGAATTTTGTGCGGCTGCGGTACTATCACCAACCTGACTAACGTATTTAGATTTATTAACATTAGTAATTGCCTTGGCAGTTACAGAATCTTTTCTATTTTTAATAATTGCCTCTACTTTAGTTAATAAATTTTGATTTATACTTTGTAAAAAACTATCAATTGATGGTAAGTTATAAATACCTTGTCTAACACCACCAAATGTTGTTTGGAATGAACCAGGAGTAATGACATGACTAACATCAGTAATAAAATAAGGCCCATTAAACATCGGAACGTGTCTAAGATTAAAATACATTGTTGGCTGTAATAAAGCATTACCCAAACAACTAACTTGACAAGTATAACTTCTTTGTTTGTATAAATTATATAAACTTACGTTTTGAGTTGCAACATTTCTACCGTTAGCTTGGTCAACCATATTTAATTGTGTCTGAATTGTCTCTGAAGTAGCCTTACCACTTTCCATTCCAACTTGGAATGAATAGAACACTCCTTGGTTTCTATTTCCAATATCAACATTAAAACCAACACATTTATTTGAAACCGCCCAATCTTTTTTAGTCGTTTGGTCTTCAATTAATGGGTTATCAGACGCTCTTCTTAATTCAAATGCATCATCTCTAAATCTTGAATTTCCTTTTGGTAAATCTAAATGTGTGGATGGTTGTCCCACATAAAAACAAATCATCTTAGGGCTTGAATTTCTATAATCAACATTTAAAAATGTCCCCCACATATTGTCGGCAAACTCTAATTGACCATTAGCTTGTGGTATGGTAGTACCATCAACATCTTGTATATTATAAAAATTAACATATGCAGGTAATGGCATCACATTAAATTTATTTTTAATCAAAAACCCACTCATAAATGTGAATACACTCATTTCCATATTAAGTGAATTTTCATTTAATATGTTTTTAAAATCAAAAATATCAACAATAATTGTATCCCCAATATTTCTTGACGCTCTGTCTAAGAACATAATATCTTCAAATAGTGTTTTGGTTGTATAGTCAGAACCCGCAACCCATTTGTCATTTAACGCTTTAAATACCTCATAATTTTCAACCTTACTTTGTTGTCCATCAATAACTGTTTGAATAGTTCTTTCAGGTAATTGTTGTTGGTCGGGTAAATCACGTCTAATATTAGTTAATAATCCATTTAAAATAATATTTTGAAAATCAGTAGTTAACCCCAAATAAGTTTGGAGATTAGTTCCAAATTCCACACTTGTTAAGGTTGGCGAATATAACTTTTGTGTTGCAAACATTTTAATTAATGGTGCACATAACACAACGTTAGCCTCAGTAAACTCAATATTACTGTCAATGAAGAAATCTGTTATATATGAACCTGAATCTGTATATTGTAAATTTGTGATGGTTGAGAACCCTACTTCAGTTTCCAAAGCTCTCCACGCAACAGTATTATTTGATTTAGAAGTTGCAACACTTGTTGTGTTTAATATTGACGGTAAACTATTTTTAATATAAGGGTTAAAAAATATTGGACTGTCAATCGCATTATTTCCACCAACATGAACTATATATGATGCCATAACCCTTCTATTATAATCCGCTGGGTTACCATATTTCAAAATAACATCATACTCCATAAAAGATTTTACGGTATTTGAAAATGTTATTAATTGTGTTTGACCAACACTATTGAAATATTGTTCATTTGTTAATGAACCATCATTACTATTAATCTCCATTAAATTTCGAAACAAATATTGGAAGTTTTTAAAAAACACATTTGGGTCTGCTGGCGATACACCAACAGGAACTATAATTTGCGGTCCTAAATCAATATTAGAAATTGGTTTACAGAAATTTAAAAATTCTTGTTCAAGTTTATCTAAAATACTTTTATCAAAAACCGAAAAGATTTCTTCAATATTAGAATAATCATTATCTATCTTTAATTTAAACGCCGATTGTTGTGTTGTTCCAGTTGTAATTTTATTTACATAGGAGTCTGGTTGTGGTTTTGATATTTGAGTATTATTAAAGTATCCATAATTCGATGCTGCCCATAATAATCTAACAGAACCGTTATAAATTGAGGGGTTATCCATAAATGGACATACCGATGTTCCATTATTTAAACATTCACTTATCACTTGGTTAATTTGAGTTCCAAATGAAGGAACAACATAATATGTTAGACTTGTTGTATTGTTACTTGGAGTACAAGCGGCAGAATTAGTTGTTAAATCAGCAACACCGTTAGGTAAAACAACAGACCATGTTTGAATATTTAAATCTTCAGTTGTTGTCGTGGTACCAACCGTGGTACTTGAAACTGCACTCACGTTTGAGGTAGGGAAGTTAAATACTTTTACGCCGCCATCAACACTCGCCTGTATTTCAGAATCGGTATACCCACTATACAAATCATAACCATTATAAAATACGTTAAAATCATTAATTACTTTAGGGTAAAAACCTGTTTGTATTTTTGTAATATCATTTGATTTGTTTTGTAATGTTATTTCGTTAGGTAATACTCCATCAAATTTAAAAGTATATGTTTTTGTATCTGAACTTAGAATTGGGTCAAAGTTTGTTTTATAATCAAAATCTTTCCAAACAGAATCTAAAATATCTACATTGGTATTTTTATAAGTTTTATATCTATGCCAAATAGAACCCATCTTTAAAACCCAAGCAAATGGCATCTTATGAATAGCACCAAACTTCTTAAAACAAGACGCAATATAATCCAAATCACTTGAAGCTGCGTTGGTTTTATATTTTTCCCTTAATGTTGCTAACGGTAATGAATTAATAAAAAGGTACGCTGCTTGTGTATAGGGGTAAGGGTCGTTTTTTCTCCAATTATAAACCCCATTTTGTATTGCATTAACAAAATAAGGTGTATTCAACATTGAGGTTGTTGTTTCAGTTTCAATTATTTTATTTGGTGATAGATAATTTACATATCCTTCGGTTGGTACAAAAGATGTTGGGTCTTTTCTTGTATTATAAAAAGCATCTAATTCAAAAGAGTTGGTTATTTCGTTACTTGGATTAGAAACTTTTAAATAAGAAAAATTAGTAACTGGTCTATTTTTAGTATAATCGTAAATGCTGTTAAAGTTGGCAATAACATTCCTATCCTCAAAAACTGTTAATACATTAGTTGTATTGTACACTGAGTTGTTAGTACTACTATTACTATCACTCATATTATTTGAAACCCAAGTTGGATTAGTAAACGGATATGTATCTATAATAATTGGGTCGTTTGGTGCGTTTTTGACTAATTGTAATAATCCGTCTGACTTTGCACTTGTCTGAGGTTCTTTACCTAAATCACTTAAACTTAAAATATTAAAAGAATTTTCTGTTAAATTTTTAATATATGGTGTAACATAAAAATCTTTAATATAATCTTGATAAGCCCTACCCGTTCCTTGATTAGATATGTTCTCTAAAAAAACTGAATAGTTTTGGGCGGTAATATTATAATTCTTAAGTTTTAATGTTAAAAATGGTGAACTAACACCTAAGCTAGTAATAATATTATTTGTTTCTGCACTAATAATTAAATTAGATAGTTGGTCCAACTGATTTGCATTACCCCTAATAAATCCAGAATAGTTTGAACTTAAGAATTGTCTTTCCCATATCTCATAGAAAAATTTAATCTCTTCTTTATTAGCATACGCAATTCCTTCTGAAGGATATTCAATTGCATTAAAATTAATAATGTTGGTAGTATTTTGACTATCAATTGGCGATTGAGCTAAAGGTGGATTAAACTTTTGAGTTAGACCTCTCATATATTCCTCAACAAATTCAACTTCAGGCCACTTATCATAAAGATAACCTTTTGTGACATCAACATTACGAGGGTCGGCAATATATCTTAATTGAAATCTACCCTTTTTATCTTCAGGGGTTTCAACAAAAAATTGAGGCCAAGGATAAACAGGTATCTTACTATTAACTAAACCTTGATTTTCATTTTCCGATTTCTCAGAAATATTAACTTTATCTAAAGAATCCGTACCTTGTGCTGATGAGACGTTATCTAAGATTGCCAGTTGTCTTATAGGGTCATATCTTACATTCCAAGCCTTTGTGTGAACTTCATCTAATAAACGAATAAATCCTTCAGCTGAAGCCATAATTACCGCACACATATTTCTTACAGTTGGTATAAATCCAAGACCAGATGCCGAATCTTCAAGTTTTCTCGCCAAATCTGCAGATAATGTAGTTTCATATTCTGATAATTTTCTATTTGCCTCTGTTTCCATATTGGAAATTAAAGTTTTAAAAGTTTCAAAAATATATGCGGACGGCATAATAACATTTATCTTAGTATTTTCAGTACTACTATCGGATACTTCCTTTACAAGACTAGGTCTAAAAATCTGTTTAAAATATTTGTCAATAGACTGTATGTCCGCGGTTGTTGGCAACAATATACCTGTTTGAGACGTTGTTGTTTTTTCTACATCAATCTCTGTAAACGATACATCTTTAATCATAGTATTATATGTTATACTATTTTTGATTGGTGTTTGACCTAAATTACCTAAGGTTGGGTTTGAAGCCAATAGACTATTAAATTCTGTAACATAAGCATTTAAAAAACTAACCCCTTCTTCTCTTTTTGTCGGATTATCAATAAACTCTTGTTTAAACATATAAACCTCTTGACCACCACCTTTAAGTATTATTGGTTTTGGATTCATATAAATGTTAAACCAAGACTTGGGATTACCATATACTTCGTTAAAGTAATTTTTTAGTGTTTCTTTATAAACCCTAATATTTGTCAATGGTTCAACATTAGCTTTGGGATATGTTTCGGCAATTGACTGCTCAAAAGTTTGAAGTTTACTCATCAATTGAGCTAATGTTAATTCTGGAAAATTAGGACTAATTAATCCTTTAGCCTTATATTCACTATAAACTTCGGCAATTTTTTGATATCCTCTTTCAGTTACTAACTCCGATGAAACATTATCGTTTGATATAGTAGACTGATTTCCTGATGCTTGGTCTATCAAATTCAATTGGGTTTGTATGGTTGGGCTTCCACCGCCTTCAGGTGATGTTGGAGATTTGGAAATATTAAATGTGGTACTATACATGTGAGGAGCAGCAAGTAAATTACCCATTGAAATCTCATTTAAAATATTAAATTTATATCCAACAAACTCTAATTCAATTTGGTAATTACCACTAAATGTATTAAATCTTGCATTAAATTTTGTAAGATTTAATTGATATCTAATTGCTTGACCATAATAACCTTTTAACGTTAAATAAAAAGGACAATAAGGTAAGTTAAAAAATGCAGAATATGGTGAGTTATCTCCAAGTTGAAATAATGCTCTACCTTGTACGTCTTCTAACGATATTGACACACTTGGAATAAATGAAGTATTTGTTTTTACATTAATACTTGTAATACCTAATAAACCATTGTCCGTCGCTTTTTCACCAGGGTCAGTAAGACTCATTTTTGAGTACGGACTAGTATTATCATTAGTGTTGATAATTTCTTCTTGCATTTGGTTTACCCCCAAACCATTCTTTGCTCCCTTACCTGTTAACTCATCATAATACCCTGTTGTTAAATGCGTTTCTTCTGTAGGTCTTAAAAAATTCATTTTAGCAACCGATATAGTTCTAATTCTATCTTGAGTGGTACCACCAACAGATAACTTAGTTCTTGGTATAACTTCCGCTTCTAAATTGGCAAACATAACCAATTTTTCATGGTCAACTAATCTTTCCCTAATATTTCCAAAGGCATCAATAGTTTTGTTGGGGTCAACTACAATAATGTTATTATAATCAAATTCCACTAATATGTTACCACTGTTGTCTCCTTGTACGTTACCTGCCATAATAATAGAAATAGTTTGTTAAAGATGTTTTATAATCTTGTAATGAAGGTAGTAGAGGATAAGGAATAATCAATACCGCACCATCATATATGTTATTCTCTAAACCTCCAAATTCGGGGTTTGCTTGTAATATTAACCATCCAAAATAAGGTGAGTTGTAGAACTCTTGAGAAACAACATCTAATCTACTTCTAGCAACTTTATAGATATAAGTTTTGTCAGTTGTTTTTTGTGGTAATTGTACAAAAGGTACTACAGTTTGTTCACCGTTAATTAAGAAGTCACTATATCTATTCCAATATTGATATGCCATTAGTTAAGTTTTGCTTTAGATATGAATACGTCTGTAGAATTTTCATCGTTCCACGTTTTATTGTTTGTATTTTGGTTTGCCGTGGCACCTAAACCTTTTATTAATTTTTGTTGTGAGTCGGTATTTGCACCTACAGTAGTATAAGTAAAGGTTCTTTTCTTTTTAAGAGTAAATGGAGTGTATTTTAAGAAAGTTTTTAATCTATCTTTTTCCATAACATTCTCAATGAAATCTTTAGTAATCGCATTCTCTTCATCGAATACGGGTTTAACCGCTACCCTATCTTTATTACCGTCTTTCCAATATTCATCAAACTTTTTACTAATATATTTATTGTCAGCTTTATTAAATAAATCTGAATTGTCAATAACATTTTTAATTAATGCATCTTTAAATGTCGCATATTTTGTGGCGTCAGTAATATTGTCTGAAATAATCATGTAAACTCTTCTAAAAATACGACCTTTATTAGTATCACCAAATAATGAGTTTTTACTAAACGGTATAAAAACATCTTTAGTTTTAACGGTATTTGGTTCTTTAAAAACTAAGGTTCCTGTAAATCCAGTTCCTTTGTAAACAAAACTAGTTGCACTCCAAATAATTGTATTAAAATCGGTTATACCACTACTAATTACGCCAACATCATTCTTAAGTTCATCAAAAGTATTTGTTACTCCTTCAGAACTTGGGTTAACTTCTGTAGTTCCTGATATAAGATAAGAAACCACTTTACCATCTTTTATTTGATATCCATCGGTTCCTGTACCAGGATATGCTGGTACCGTATATGTTATAGTATTTACCCTTCCAATATATCCTATATAACTTTGTTGAACGGCAACCATACCATTTGCAATGTTAGTTACCGCATTTTGAAATACACTTTTTTTATTTTTAACAAAATTTAAATAATTATCTTTAACTTGGTTAATCAGACGATTTGTAAAATCATTTTTATTTTCTTTTAGAAACTCAATAAACCCTTCATTTTCATTTTCAATATCCTCAATTAATTGAGTGAATATTTCATCAGTTCTTTTTTCTAAATTATATGGTTTACCAAATAAAACTGTATCGGTTGCTTTAGTTTGTAAAAACTCACCATCTTGATACGTTCTTTCCATCATCCATTGTTGACGAACCGCATTATTATATTGACTTAAAGCTTCTTTGTTTTTATTAACAACATTGGTAAAATATGTTTGAGTCTCTTCAACAACTTTATCCATGAATATATTATAGTTAATCGTACCTGTTTGACTAGTACCACTTGCAATATTGCTTGTAACGGCACCAATTGTCGAATTATTATTTTGACCATTTTGAACCGCCGCCTGATTTAAAGTTGGAGGTTGAACACCATTTTCAATTGCATATTTTAAGAAATCTTTGTCAATTACTTTATAACTTAAATCTGTTGCATCAGCCCTATCATCATACATTTCAGTGTTTGCATAATAATTAAACGTTAACGCATTTTGTAATCTGTCCACAGATTCTTTTAATCCACTACCTCCAACAAAATCAAAAGATAAAGTTACGTTAGCAATCATTGGTTGTACACCAATACCTTCAGGGTTAAGGTCTAAATCCTCGTATGCTAAAGTTAATCCTTTTGGGATAATTTTTGTATTATAAAAATCTCCAACCCTTAGAACTAATACGGGTGGTGCCCCAAATGATGTGTTTGTTGCGTTTTCATAATCATTAGTTATTTTACCATTAACCGTTTTAACCGTAGGTATTGTATCACCAGGTCTCATACATTGTTGTAAGAAAGTTAATCTTGAATTAAGACCTTCAGGTGTGATTGAATGGAATGCTGGTTGAAAGAATTTTAACTTATCTCTAAGGTTATCATAAACCATAGGAGTGTCTTGTTTAATTGTTTCAAAATAATCACATTCTGATAATAATGACCTTAAAACTCGTTTACTAATATTATCTCTACTAACAACTTGAGTTTCAAGGGTGTTTTGCGTTTCTGTGGTTGTAACAACTGTACCAACTAACTTAGGTGGTATTATTGGGGCAGGAGGACTATAAAAATCAATCGTATCAATAAAGGCTCTTCTACATGCCATTGCATTTGTTGTATATATCTCTTTACTCTTTTTTTGACTATCACTATCAGTACAAGTTACAACTTTTTTTGGAAAGAATTCCGTTGTTTTAGTATCATATGATAATGGTTGAGCACTTTCACCTAAAGCACCACCAACTTTAACTATTAATCTTTGTGGTGTACCTGTAACATATTTAGTTAATTTTGTATTACCTGTTATAAATGTAATTGCAGAATCAATTCTTCTTCCAGATAACGCTATATTATATTCGTTTGTCGCAGCAGCAGATGCATTAGCATTAATTACAATTGTAATTATTCCTGTAAGGTTATTAGTAAGTTGTTTATCTATTTCATCTATTAATTCCCCAAACTTTTTTTTGTTTGGAATTATAACACTATCAAAAAATGATGTTGTCTGTTCTGCAGTATTAGGAGATTGGTCTTTATAATATGTTTTTGTTTGTTCGCTAACATATATGTCATAAAGACTGTCATAATCCACGCTAGTTTTTGCTGGAATATCGTTGTCAAAATAAAGTCCCATTTGTTCATAACCATTAAAGATTGTATTAATAGACTCACCATCACTTGATACTTGGGCGGAATTATCTAACCCTTTAAGACTATATTCTATTTGTTCTTTAGTTAGTTCTTTTGAAGTTATTGCTTGTTGTAGTTGAAATAAATCATTTGGACTAATTGTGTAATATTTTTTAGCAAGTTCATATAAATCGTATTTTCTACATCCTGCAAAGAATGATTCTAAAATACTATCAATTCTAACTTTATTTGTTTCATTACCCAATACTTTATTAACAATTACATTCAAGACAGATGGATGGTCAACCACTATTTTCCAAGTTAAACTACCTGACCTACTTGTATTTTTATAAGTATAAATTGGCTCTGGCCTTCCAATAAAATCACTTTGATTCCAATTGGGGGTTACAGTTTCGCTAAAAACTAATCCGTATGGTGGGAACCACATAACTCTACCGCCATTAGGTCCTCTTTCACAAACAGGTAAATCAGATACCGCAAAACCAGGCGTGTTTGAGGTTACCCAAGCTAAATTCTCAATTGAGAACATATATTTTTTAGCGTAAGCGGTATCATAACTTCCAATTAAATTGGTTGAATCTTGTCCTCCTTCTTGTTTGTTTGGTGCAATATTAAGGTTATATGTTTTATCTAATACTGAATATGAGAATCTTCTACCTTCTGTAACAACTCCATCTTGTTTTTGTAAGTCATTATATTGTAAATAAGGAGTATCTTTAGCAAATACTCTACAATATTCAGTTCCAACTTCTTGTCCAATAGAACCAACATAACTTAATACTCTTGAACCTTTGGTTATTTCTTTATAACCATCGTGGAATACTTTACTAACTTGGTCAATTGCATTACCAACGTGTTGTAATCTTTTACCTCCTTCAGGTTGACTATTAATAATTCTTTGAGTATCATCTAAGATTGAACCTTCTTTAAAAGTTCTTTCAGTTGACTCTGTTGTATTGTATGATGATGGTTTAAAATCAGAATCTTCTCCAGTAATTTCTCCACCAACACCTACCTTCTTTCCTGCATTACCTTTGTATTTTGGTGAAACCCATGTGAAACCACCTTCAATACCACCACCATTACTATAGGTAGGACCATTAGCACCTAAACGAATATCCTTACTTGGACCTTCATATAATTGAGCTAATTCGTGTGGACCATAAACAGGTGATTGTTGTTCATTACCAAACGCATCAACAGGTAATGCTCTACTTGGAGAGAATACTCTTGACGGGTCAGATGATATTGAACCAACATAAAAATTAGAATTATTTGTACTTGTACCAACAATTGCTCCACCTAATCTATCAAGTAATGTTCTATCATAATCAGGTTTGTATTTGTTGTAATTTATGTTTTTCCATAAAATAGATTTTTGACCTTGACCTGTATTATTATAAAATATTTGAGAACCTGTCTTACCCGCACCTAATAATTTATTTACGAAATTACCTACAGCTGAAAGCGGATTAGCCAACAAAGATTGTTGTATTGTCGTTGGTGAAGGAGGATTAATATTAGGGTCAAAATATGAACCAGGTATTAATGAAAACGGAATAACACTACCACCTAATCTAAGTAAGAAGTCGGCGGATGCGGTTATTGGATTTGAAGGTACTGTAATCTGATAGTTAGGTTCGATTAACGGAACCCTACCTGTTAAAATGTTAGTAACATTAGTACTACTATTAACATTTAATATATTTGCTCGTCCAAGTGTTCGTCTTAATGTTTCTCTACCAATTCTATCTTCAAATTCTTTTTTAAGTGTCTTTGCACCTAATCTTGCTATAAAGGAATCACTACTTAATAATCCATTACTACCCGTTGGGTCTGGATTTAATAAAATTGATAATGGAGTATATGATGAAGAATTAAATGTTGTTGGGTAAGGTTGGGAAGTATATAAATTTCTTGTACCTCCAGGAATTGAATTTGAAACTACGTCTAATTGGTCAAAAAATATACCAGCATCTAAATCTATTAAATTAGCATTTGAACCTTGACTACCAATTGGACCATAAACATTAAGACCTAAATATGGACGAACGTTATTACCCCATCCAACAAATGCTGACCTGTTAGCTTGGTTTATAATATAGGCATCTTGTTGACCTGGTCCATATTCACCTTGATTTGAAAATGCGTTAGTTAATCCATTTGGGTCTGGAACTTGTTTAAATCCCCCATCCGAACCCCATCTATTTAATGGATATAAACCATTTGCAAATGTTGGGTTATCTATTAATCCATCAGGACTATCAATAACCGCTAAGTCGGATTGAATTACCTCATATGTGATTGGGGGCGTAGCTTTATATGGAGATTTAGCATATGGTACCAAATTTCTTGTTATAAGTTTTTTTCTAAAAACTTCGCTGCTAATATAATCTAACGGACTTGCCATTTATGTTTTATCTATAAATAGATTGATGACTTTTTTTTATGAATTATTTATTTTTGTTCTAAGGCCTTTGCAGTATCTTCGTAATATTTGTAAATCATTTTTTTAAAAGCAGGAGTTTCAAAATATTCAGTAAATTGTTGTTGACTAACTCCAGCAGGTGCTTCAACCTTAATAGTAATAGTTCCACCAAAATCAATTTGAGAATTAACACTTTTTGAATTACTTGTTGTTGGTTCAGAACTATTAGGTTTATTTGACTTAAATACACTTTCATAAGATATTGGTTCAATTTTTCCTGTATTAGATTTGGTTGTTTCAACCTTTGAATTTACACTATCTATTGAATCCACAATCTCTTTAGCCATTTCTCTATATTCTTTTTCGATACCACTTGTTCCTGTAACTTTTTTTGCACTTTTTTCAATCATATCTTTAAGAGTTTCTAAACCTTTTGAACCTAATCCAGTTGCTTTATCTTTAATATCCTTTTCAATTGATTCTAATTTCTTAGTAAAAGTCGCATTATCAATTTTACCACTATCTTTTGATATGTATAAATCACGTATTTTATCAATACCTGCAGTTAATGTTTCTGCAATTTTTTTACTTTCAGGTACTTTACTATTAATTGCACCTGAAATTGATGTTGCGATTCTTCCTGCTCCTCTAACATTACCTTCAATATATTTTGAAGACGCAACACCGAAGGTTCCTTTAGCTGCAATTGATTTTACATCCGCAACAAGTATATCTAAATCCGCCAATTGACTTCTTTGAATATCTTCAACTGTTTTTGGAGCATCTCTTTGTTGTTTAATTAATTCATCAAATTCTTCTTGATTAAGGTTTTGTAGTTCTTTTGTAACACCATCTTTCAATTCCACTTCATATTTACCACCTTTACCCATTTTGGCAATATTTGCTAAATATTGTTTATCTTCCTCATTTTCAAACTTTAATCCCGCCATACTAACATCAGATAATCTTTTATCTAATTCTGCAGCTGCTAATCCCATTTTACTCATTTCCTTAGCACTAACACCTGTTTGGTCTTCCATCGCTTTTAAGGTTAAAACGCCTTGTGGATTTATTTTAAATGAATTTGTTTCCTCGTCAAAATATGTAAATTGTTTTGCAACTTCAGATAAACTTGTTTGTAATCCAGATGGGTCATTAATTGAGGCATTCATTAAAGCAAATGGGTCAGTTAAATTACCAACTGAAACACCTAATCTTTGAAATGCCGCTGCCGTCTCAATTGCCCCTTCAGGGTCTAAAACTTTATCTGCTAAAGTAAAAGTTTGTTGCATATCAAACCTTAACATAGATGCTTGAGCCGCCATCTTAGTTAAACCAGCGACACCTCCTTCAAATTGAAAACGATTCATTTGACCCATATTATAGGTAACATCTTTCATTACCGTATTAGCATTCATTCCAACACTTCTAATATAGTCAATTGAAGTTTCTATATTTGGTCCAATTTGAGATGTTTCATACCCTACGTCAGCAAAGTTACTAACTAAATCTCTTGCACTTGTACCCAATATTTTGGAAGATGCGTATAGTTTACTAACTTGTTCTTCAGTTGCAATAACATTTCTTCTTGAACCTTCAGCAATACCCGCAATTGTTTCAGAAACGTTACCAATTTCCCCTCCTAATCTAAGAACACCAGCTGCTGCGTTTGCCACAGCTCTGTCCATTTCTTGTAGTCTTGTCTTCCCATCAACAAATGCCCGATTAAGTGAATCGGCCTGTGTAATCATATCATCCAATGATTTTATTATCTTCTCAATTGGGCTAGTCCAACTGTCTAATTCACTTTTGAGTTTATTAGCAGAATCGGCTGAGTCGTCTAAACTTAATTGCTCCATATTATTTTAGGTTTCTATATAAATAGAAGAAGGACTATTTTTTTAGTCCTTCTTATTGTCTTCAATCCATTTATCAAGTAAATATTTTCTAATAAAAATAGGCATTCTTTCAAAATCTTGATATGTTATTTTCATTAATGTGTTCAGGTAGTAAAATTCATCTACCTGTCCCTTTCTATAATCAGAAGAAAGGGCGAAAAAAGTCCACCCCGAATCCAACATTTACTGTTAGACGTTCTCCTGACGGGGCTTGTAAAGTTTTAGTCATATCTAATCTTGGTTCATTTTCATTCATAAAATTTCTAATAAATTTTGAATCTGAAATTGGCATTGATTCAACAAATTTTGCAATCTTTGCCTTATCAGTTGACCCATCAACCTCAACAATCTCTCTTTCCATTCTCCAAGTAATTTTTGGAACAACTCTACCTGCAGGGTATGAATCGGCTAATTTACTAATTGATAAAATTTCGCCATAATTTAAAGGTTTTATTTTAATAGTCGATTGTGATTTTGGTAAAATAACCGTAAAAGTTCCATCTTCATTTGGTTGTTGACCATTAACAATACTTAATTGGTCTAACATTACTGAAGTTTTAAATGGTTTTTTAGTTCCAGGGTCAGTCAAATTTAAGGACATTTCAGGTCCAAACGCTGTATTTCTTAAAAAAATTAAGATTGCTTCAACATCACCTTCAATAAGTTCTTCAACTTTAATATCAGGTTCATAAATTTTTGCACGTAATAAATTAAGTGTTAAATCACTACCACCGCCCATTAGAATGTTTTCATCTGAAGCAGTTAAATATCCTACTTTAATTGATTTTTTTTTGTTTTTGTAGAAAATACCTTGAGATGGTAAAGGTACCACATCATGTGGTAATGTAAAATTTTGTTGACCGTAGTCTATTGATTGTGTTTCCATATATAAAAAAATTAACCGTAAAGTTTATTGCTCTACGGTTAAATATAATTGTATGTGAAAATTCGTAAATAGTATTAGTAAACCAATACACATCTGTCCATACGAAGTGAACAAGTAATTTCCGCTAAAGCATCATCACTATATCCTAAAGAACCAAAGTTAACGTCAGTTAAGAATGTTCCATAAAGAATCCATTTCTCAACAACAACACCAGTTGGGTCTAACATTTCAAGGTCAATATCTTTCTTATAACCAGCAGCATAACCCATACGACCTGTAACTGATTCAGCGTGTAAACGAACCCATTCCATAAGAGCTTGAGCGGCAGATGGTCCAATAGGGTCTCTAAATTTGACACTAATTGGGTCCCAATTAAATCTACCTGCAACGAATGTAGACGTGTTTAAAAATTGTATTTCAGTTGAACCAATTTTAATTGCTGGTCTTGAAGCTGTCTCCACAAACCATTCGTTAATTCCTAAACTTGATGGAAACCTTAATATAAACCTATTTTTTCTTTTTGGTTCGTAAGGTATCGGCATTTTCATTAATAAATCAGCCATGTTATTTTAATTTTTTTTTGTATTTTTTAATTGTTTATATTCTATAAATATATCCTTGTTAAAAAGTTTTTCTATTTACTTTTTTTTTAACTGGATTATTCTTTACTTATATTCTTTTTTTATTCCAGATGCAGTAGAATAAGTCTTAACTAGATTATCTGGTTTATCTTTAAAATGTTTACTCATTACTTCTACATTTCTAATATCATCATCTGAAAATCCAATACTAGGTTGCTCTGGTATAAAATTATTTGAAATTTCATTTTTAATAAATGCTCTCTTATTAATAATTCCTGACATAGCCTTAATATAAGAAACAAATTCTTCCATTGCTTTAACTTTTAATTCTTCAGGATTCGCAGCACTTCCTTGTCCAAAAATAACTGGATGATACTTATTAAGTTCTAAGTATGATTTAATTAGTTCGTCATCACTCATATCTTCCTCACCGACAAACGACCTATACTTTTTAAGATTTTTAATTAGTTCGTCTTTATCTATCCCATTATATCCACTAATAATGTAATTGTAAACGGCTTGTTTTAAAGTTTCGGGATTATGACCTCTTGCAGTTATAATTGAAAAGATTGAACCATTATTAATTGCTTCTCTGAAATCTGCAAATGCAGGACCTTCTTTTGCTCTCATAGCATCAATTAAAAAATCTTTATCTCCACCTGTTCTAAAGTTTCTAAACGGGTCTTCAGCATAACCTACAATTGTTTCTCCTTGATATTTAAAAGGTTGTTTACCTAAATCGTGTCTGTATTTTGAAAAATCATCGGTACTCATACCCATTTCTTCTCCATCTTCAGTTTTAATCATAATCTTGGTTGGCATGTGAACAATGTTATCATCCCAATCAAATGCATAGTATTTCATATCTGGAGTTCCGTCTCCTTTAAATCCTTCGTTAAGTTGTCTTTTCATACTTTGGCTATTAGGGGGTACTTTATGTACCCCCATAATTTATTATTAGATATTTTCAAACGAAGCACCTGTTGGTGTAATGAAGAACTCAATATCAATGAATTCTAACGCCTTCGTTGGTTTTAAGTAGATTTTACCCACTAATCTGTTTGCATCTAAATCTTCAGGTGTTGAAGATACGGTTACACGGAAATCGTATAAACCTCTATCTCTTCTAATTGAATCTAAGATTGGGTTAACACTATCTAAGAATTGTTGTCTAACGACTTGGTCGTTTTGTTCAAACAATAATCTAATTGCTACCGCTGAAATTAACTTACGAGCTTGAAGTAATAATCTTCTTACGTTCAATCTGTTAAGTGCTGTGTCAGCGACTTGTAATGTTTTATTACCCCAAATTACTGTTCCAACATCAGAGAAAGTTGCGATAGGGTTAAGTCTACCTTGATACAATGTATCTCTATCAGTTTGAGTTAGTTTTTGTCTAGCTTTGATTGAATTTACAAGACCTCTTGTGTAACCCGCAGATGCGAACCAAGGGAATGCAATGTTATCAGTCAATGCTAAGTTTCTACAAACCTCACCTGTTGGTGGTAAATAGATTTGAGTATTGTTAACGGTATCTCTTGTTAAAATCCAAGGATAGTAAGTAGCTGTATAGTTAGAGTCAATTCCTGTATTATCCAAATTATCAACCGCTTCTTGTGAGTAGATGATATCTAAAGGATTAGTTGAATCAGGAGTAAACATGTTATAGTCAGGAGTTGTTGCAATGTAAACTGAGTCAGCTCTTGAGTATTGTACCATGTCTATCGCTTCTTCTACTAAGTTTGAGTTATTAACATAATCAATCGCACTTGTAGCAAACACGTTAATGTTTGTTGCTTCAGGGTTTGCGAATGTTAATATACCAAGTAAGTAAGCATAGTAATCGGTGTTTGCAAAATCTTGTGTGTTGTTTTGAACCACAATTCTTTTGAATAAACCGTCACCTGTTGCGGTTGGGTATCTTGATGATGGTGCCGCCCCCGCTAAGTAACCTGATGAACCCAATTGGAATCTGTCTTCGTTAGTTCTCCATTCTCTGTAGATGTCCCATCCGTCAAATCCACCAGCAAAACATACTGTATATTTTCTTGAGTAGATGAAATAATAAGGGTTTTCTTGAGTTGATGGGTCTTCTCTGAATTCAGCAACACCACATTCGAACGCTGTTTCACCACTTGACATAGAAGTATTTGCAATTGTTACAACAGTTGCTCCTGAGTCCATGTGGAAACCTTTACTTAATACATTCCAAGGTTGACCTTCAGCCAAAGGATTTGAAATCCATCCTGCTGGTGTTTGTTTACCTTTATAAGTTAAGAATGATTCATCAATACCATATTGACTTGAAAAACCTAAATAACTTCTTCTAACAATATCTCCTGCCGATTCAACTGTTCCTCCACCTGCGTTTGAACCGAATGGTGGGTTACTAATAACTTCACCAGGGTAGAAGTATTTTGTTTTAAATTTAGGATATGGTGATGGATACACGTTATAATCTTGATATTCTCTTTGAGTGTAACCATAGAATCCACAAGGTAGTGCATCTACAGGATAGTTGTCAGACAATTGAATCATTACATATTTCGATATCAACGCAAATTCACCATCCGCAGAACCGATTTTTTTAGCCACAAAATTGTTAGAAGCTGGGTCCATGTTACAATTTGTGAATTTTTCAATAACCACTGGATTAGTATCTGTATCAAAGAAATTTCTTACAAACACATCAAATGACATACTATTATATGATAAATTAGCAATTGAAACTTTAACTTCAGTATTTGCCGCATCACCATCAGAAATTGAAATGAATTTGAATAAGTTATAAACTTTATTACCTCTTAATTCTGAAACTAAATAAGGTGTTTCAGGTGATTGATATTTTTCTAAATTGTATGCAATTGATGAAGTGTTTTCACTTCTAGCACTTGGTAATGCAATTAAAGTAGAATTTAATCCACGAATATAACCTTGATTATATGCGTAATTTAAAGAACTTTGATACGTTTCTTCAACATAAATAGGAACTTCAAATCTTGATTTACCAAAATTATCAACACCCAAAACTTTAGTAATGTACTTAGCACTTGATGCTAATAACGAAGTTTCAAGTTGGAATGTATCTCCGTCTTTTGTAATACCTGATAATGCAAATTGTTCATATGGTGATTGAGTAATACCTGAATATTGACCTGTCGAAAGTAAAGTTAAATCAGTTAAACCACTTACTTGATAAATTTGTCCGTGATTCTCACTTGATGAACTGTTAGTGTAAAGTGAAATACCTCTTGAACGAACAGTTGCAACAACCATATTATTAAAATCTGTATATGCAGTACCTGTAAACGTATATGAATTACCAATTACACTACCTGAAAAATTACCAACAGTATCACCTGTTAATGTGTTTATAGTATAGTAGAACGAATATCCAGTATATGCATTACCTGATGAAATATCAAAATTAGCGTAATACCAAGAGTCGTTCGATGCCGCACTCAAATCATTTGCTTCATAATTATTTTCACATCCGTATGGACTGTTATCAACAGGATACGACGCAACAACACTATTATAAGTGCTTTGAGGTATTGAACCATAAATAACTGCAGTAGTTGCAGATGTGGTTGTGGTGTTAAAAATTGCACTTAAATAAGTGTTAAAATCATTTTGTAATGTAGATGTTGAACCATCTTGTAATCTATACAACACATTTAAATTTGCAGTTACATTAGCAGGTAAATTATTTGTATTTGTAAATGTTACTGTTCCTCCTGTTGTTCCTGTAAATGTTGCGGTAAACGAAGTACCTGAAGATGGGTCACCAATTGTTGTTGGGTCTACGTTAGCTATTAATGACAAACTCCAAGATGGACCCGCATCATATCCTGATAATCCCAATACTCTTGTAACAAACAATTGATTTGATTGTTGTAAATATGATTTAGCAATGTATGCCGCTTCATATTTAGGGATTTGAGTATTATAAAACTTAACGGGTTCTGTTCCCCCGAAATAAGCTTGAAATTCATCATAGTTTGTTATGAATACTGGTTCAAACGCTGGTCCTTTTAGTGTCTCACCAACAAGACCTAATGTCGTTACACCCACGCTTTGGGCTACGAAAGATAAGTCGGTTTCTGATGTGTATACGCCTGGTGATACGAATACTTTTTGATTTGCTTGTGCTGTTGCCATTATTAAATTATTCTGTTACAATTTATTTTATAGATAAATATTCATTATTTTATGAAAAAACTTTACTTTTGGTGAAGTATTTATAAACGGTAGGAATTAATTCTACCTTTTTTCATACTATGAAAACAAAGAAAGAAATCAAGAACATTAAAATATCCCCTGAATCACACGATATACTGAAAAAGTACTGTGAGAAGAGGGGAATCAAGATTTATAAGTTTTTGGAAAATTTAATTATAGAAAAGTGTAAAGAGAAGAAAGATATCTACGGGGAAGATTAAACTAATTGGTTTTCAAACAAAATGTTTGCTTGTTGAGTATTATCCGTTTTTGTAATTTCTATTCTTAAAACATCATTTGTTGTTATTTGAATTACTTGAATATCACTACCATAGTAATCACCATTAATATACACATCAAAGGTGTTAACATTATCCAATGACACAACATTCATATTGGCGGTATAATCAATTACGTCTGTTAATATTGTATTACCCGAAACAAATAGATAGTTATTCTCAAACTCGTTAGGATTTTCAGGATATTTTTTTCTTACTTGTTTTCTTGTTGTTGTATCTATCTCAATTAATTGAGTAATTCTTTGGATGGCGGGTTTAACCTCAAACTCATCTTCATCAATTAGATATCCTAACATTGTAAAATCATAATTCTGAACGTAATATTTTCTTGCCTCCATTGTCATTTGAGATTCATCGGAAACATTGTCCATTACAATTGGAACATATTGACCTTTAATAAAAGTATATGCTTGTCTTGATGAGAATTTTTGCATAACAATCTTATTTAATTGATTGAGCTCTCTCATTCTATTACAAATGATTTTCACACTATATTTTATATCAACAGGAACTGGTTGTGGAATTGTGTAGATGTCCATACCCTGTTCATTTCCGTTCCAAGTAGGAACCGATGCATAATAAAATTGTTTTCTATTTGGTATTGTATATTGAAGTGATGGGTTTGTACCATATTTAACTTCAGGACTTCTAACAACTGTGATAAATGGCGGGGATGGATTATAATCCAAGTCCACAAATTTCCATGATTCTAAATATTGTGACCAGTTCTGAGTTGTAATAATAATATCCAACATTGGAACTATTTTTCCTGCGGTCACAACTTCTAATTCAGTTTTAACAAAATCTAGCATACCCCTATCCAAATCGGCATGTAATACTGACTTAGGTAGATATGTTCCATCTTCCCTAATATAGTCCAAAAGTTGTTCTCTACGAGCAGACAATTCTTTTCTTGGAACTAATGGTAATGTTTTTTTAACTATTGTTTTTGGTAATGCCATTATCTTATTCTATTAGAAATACTTTATCTTTTAAGTTAATCATATCAATTTCTTTGGCATGAAAAACAGGTTCTCCGTTATTTTTAAATACGAATGAATCGTATTTGTAAGGGTCGTAAGTTATAATTTCATTTGAAGATGGTGTTGGAATGTCTTTAGAATAACGTTCAGAGTATTCTATTAATTCTCCAATGACAAATGCGTGAACGTTTTTTCTCTTTTCACTTCTAACTTTTTCTTTTCCGCCTTGTCTAACTCTAAACTCAACGTCTTTTAGTTTAACATAATCGGCATACATAATCACTTTACTGTTATGTGTAACAGAAAAGGTATGTTTGTTTAAATTATAATATACTTTTACTTTCATTTATCTATCTACTTTTGTCCATGTTTTAACATAAACTGAAACATCTAATGGAACTCCGTATCTTGTTATATCAACATTAAATACGTCTCTTAAGTACATTATAATATTACGTCTAATAATATTTTCATTATCTTTGGGTATTTGATTGAAATAAAATACCAATTCAATATTATCTATTGAAAAATTTTCCATACCATAATGGACGGAACCATCTTTATTTACCTCAATCTTATGAAGGTCATTTTTATAAGTTGATTCAAAAAAATTAACTATTGATGGTAATAATTTTTCAATCTTTTTCTTATTAGATTTAATTTCTTCAATTATATCTTCTGTAGAATCTTCTTCTTTCCCTTTTTGTTTTTTTTCCTGTAAAACTTTACGAATTAAATCTCTCATATTATAATCCTCTAAATTCGTTTTCACTTACGTAAGTTGCAACAATTGTTCTATAGAATGGTTTGTAACCAGCATAGGTATGTTTGTTATCGGACCTCACATATCCGTCATCACTAACCGCATAATATCTAACTCTGTCCTCAGATTCATAATAACCAAGATAATCACCCATAAATATTTCAACACCCAATTCATCAAGTTGTTTTTGATAAAGTGAAAATCTCATATTACCTGGCTCTTGTTGTTCAACTTTAGAATTACCCAAAAATTTATTGGTTGGAGCCATAACTTGGACAAGTCCTTTTAATTCTACGGGTGCCAAGAATTGTATTCCGTCTTCTAAAACCTCACCATAAACTGCATCGGTTTTTGTTTTATATCTATCAATACGATATAATATAACGGTGAAATTCATATCACCCTCTAACCATTCTTCACCCATTCCGATGTCTAAATTGTAATCTTCAGCTCCGAAGAACTTACCTAATCTTGTAATTGGAACTAATTTTTGCATATTACTTTTCTTTTTGTTTATTATAGTATGATTCAGATGATATACCTGTCGAATTAATTATCACATCAGCATTAAAATAACTTTTAATTGAGTATCTAATCTCATTATTCCATTTCAACCTATTATCTATAGTAGATGTATTTAGATAAATGCTATCATCAGGAACAATATATTTTATGTCCATATAAAATTCATCTTCTCTAATTCCCAACGGGGTTAAACGAAACTTAATGTCTAAAACCCCCTTAGGTTTAATCACACTAGTAAATTTATTAATTGCGTTGGTTAATTCTTCTTCCGACATATTCATATATTGATAAATACTTTATTTTTACTTATATTTAAAGCAAACTTTTATTAAAAAGAATGGAGATAAGTTTAGAGTCAAGAGCAATGATAATTCTTGAAACTTACGAGGGTGGTAATAACCATATTTTGGAGTTAAAACGTAAATCACAGATTAACAAAAAATTCTACCCAACAAGAAGTCAATCAGAATATATTATATCGTTCCACGATAAGCAACCAAAGGTTGCAAGAAAGTGGGTAATCCTTGATGCCTACTTCGCTCAGAAATTAGCTGACGATAAATTATACACCGAAATACCCGATAAGATTTGGGTTGAAAAACTTTTGGCGGATAAAGAAAAGGCTTACCATATTTGGGGTAAAGTTTTTGACACAGAAGAATTACACGATTTTTGGTTACCAAAAGCGGCAATCATTAAAGACAACTCAGTCAAAGATGTTGTAATTGATTATTCGAAATATTCTAATCGTCCCCCACTTGAACATCAAAAAGAAGCAATCCAAAAATTAGTAGAAAACAAAAAGTTCATCTTGGCAGATGATATGGGATTGGGTAAAACCACATCTACGATTATTGCAGCATTAGAGACAGGAGCTAAAAAAGTTTTAATCATTTGTCCTGCAACTTTAAAGATTAATTGGAAACGTGAGATTGAAAACTATTCGGACAAACCAATCTACATTGCTGAAGGTAAAAATTTTAACACCGATGCTGATTTTGTCATTACAAACTACGATATCATTAAAAACTTCCACGACCCTAAAAAGAAAGATGATTCACAAATTCTTTTATCTAAATTTGATTTAGTTATTGTTGATGAAGCACACTATATTAAGAACGCTACAGCTCAAAGAACAAAACTAATCAACGACATTGTTAAGAATATTGATAGGATTTGGTTGTTAACTGGTACACCAATGACATCAAGACCAATAGATTATTTTAACTTGTTAAGTATTATTGATTCTCCCGTCGCCCGTAATTGGATGGCTTACGCAATTAGATATTGTCAAGGGTATCAATTTAATGTTGGTGGAAGAAAAATTTGGAATGTCACAGGAGCGTCAAACTTAGAAGAATTGAGAGACCGAACTTTAGGTTTAACATTAAGAAGATTAAAAGAAAATGTCCTTGATTTACCTGACAAGATAATCACACCCGTTTACTTAAGATTAAAGTCAAAAGAGTATGAAGAAGTTATGGGTGAGTACTACGATTGGTATGACAAAAACCCTGAAGAGTCAAAATCGTTAACAGTCCAATTTTCAAAATTAACTAAAGTTAGACAAATAATTGCCGATGAAAAAATTACTCAAACAATTGAACTTGCCGAAAACATATTAGAACAAGATAAGAAAGTTATTATTTTTTGTAATTTTACCGATTCATTAAATAAGATTGCCGAACATTTTGGAAAAGCGGCGGTTAAGCTAAATGGAGCGATGTCAAAACCTGAAAAACAATATTCTGTTGACCAATTCCAAGAGAACCCAAAGATTAAAGTTTTTGTTGGAAACATTAAAGCAGCTGGTGTCGGGATTACATTAACGGCAGCAGAAGCGGTTATTATGAACGACTTATCATTTTTACCTTCGGACCATGCACAGTCAGAAGATAGGGCATATCGTTACGGTCAAAAAAATAATGTTTTGGTTTATTATCCAATATTTGAAAACACAATTGAAGGTATTATCTACGACATCCTAAACAACAAAAAACAAGTTATTGCAACAGTGATGGGAGACAACTTAAACCCCGCAGATGCCGCAGAAGAAATTCTACAAAGAATTAATAAGTTGAGACATTAATCAACAACGGATTATTTATATACAACTGATAATCCAGAATAATGAAAAAAACACAAGAAAAAATTCAACAACTTGAAAAACAAATTCTCACAGAACAAGCGAATCAAGAGAAAGAGTTGTTGATTACAGAAATGAAAAGAATTGGAATAGAGAAATTACCTTATTCCTACGCAGCCCTCAAACAATTTATTAATGCAGAGACAATGGACATCCATTATAATATGCATTATAAAGGTTATGTTAAAAAACTAAATGACGCTTTAGCAAAGAAAAAATACGGGGATTTAGATTTAGAAAAAATAATTAAAACCATTGGTCGTTTTGATAAAACAATAAGAAACAACGCGGGTGGAGCGTTTAATCACGCATTGTTTTGGAATATGTTAACACCAACACCAAAAAAATTGGAGGGTGACCTTTACAAGAAGATTACAAAACAATGGGGAACTTTCTCAGGGTTTAAAAAAGAATTTGAAAAGATTGCAAAAGACAGATTTGGTTCAGGTTGGGTATGGTTAGTTTTAACTGCAAAAAATACACTTAAAATTATGTCAACTCCAAACCAAGATAATCCGTTGATGAATGTTATTCAAGGCGGTGGATTTCCGTTATTAGGTTTGGACTTATGGGAACATGCTTATTATTTGAAGTATCGAAATAAAAGAGACGAATACATTAAAAACTTTTGGAAAGTTGTTAATTGGGATTTTGTTACTAAAATGTATGAAATGAAAACTGAAACAAAATTAAATGAATCGGTTAATCTACAGAATATTATCACCGAATCCACACACGTTAGATTTTGTGATGCTCAAGAAGTGAAAGCATATAAGGACTTAATTAATGATTCAAAAACAAAAAAAATATATCAAGAGGGTATTACCAAGGTCTTAAGAAAAGTTTTTAATCAATTTTGGGTTGAGGGTAATTCAAAAGAAATGTCAGGTTTCTATGGTGTGGAAACAAGAGAAGGTAGGTCTGTATTAAATAATCTTAATACAAACTTTAATACATTTTGTCTATTAGTTAGGGCGGTTAATAAAGAAATTATGAGAATTAATAGACCCGAAAAAATCTTTAAATTTTATGATAAAGAAAAAAGAACGGCTAAAGAAGTTAATAGATTTATAACTGCATTAGATTTTTTCAGTAAAGAAATTTTTACAAAAAGGAATGACGATTTTATTAACATCATTAAAGTACTTAAGAAATTATGGGATAGAGGTCAAAAATCTGAAGATGATGTTTATGTTAAAATTGAAGAATACTTTAAAGGAAATGCCAAAGTAACTAAGATTGGTGGTCACGGACAAAAAGAAGACGCATTAAAGGGTATAGATTTGATTGTTAATTTGGGGGGTATTCTACATACATCTCAAGTTAAACCATTCTCAAGTTTTGTAAAAACAGAAGAAATTATTGAAATGTTGGATACAGGAAACGTTAAACACTATAGTGTTGATTGGTTAATATTCATCAACCCAAAGACAAATAATGTTATGATTTTTGAAAACAAACCTATTAGTGAAAAAAACCAATACGTTTTTAAACTTGAATCGTTATTATACGAAATAAAATAATCAATATATTTATTAGATATGCCAGTTATTCCAGAACCTGAAAGAAGTAAAATTTATACAAGGATTAAACACCTGTTAGGTGCTCCTTTAAGAAGTGTTGAAATTGAAGATGAAATGATGGATTCTTTGATGGAACTCTCTATTCAAGATTATGAACAATATGTTTTAAATTGGTTGATTGATAGTCAATGGGTTAACTTAGTTAACTTAAATATGACTGAAAAATCTGTTGCCAATGCGTTAATTACAAGAACAATGGATTTTGAGCAACAATTTGCATACTCATATTCTAAAATTGTTGGACTTCAAGCTCAAGGTCCTTGGGTGTTAAAAAAAGATTATATCATTCTTGAACAAAACAAACAAAACTATGAAATCCCTGCAGGGCGTGACATCAATGAGGTGTTATGGTTTAGTAATCAACCTTTTACCGCATTTGGTATAGGCGGATTCGGTGGTATGGGTGGTGGAGCAGGTTTAGGGGCAAGTGAAGCAGGTTTCGCCCAAATGGGTAATCAAGGTTCTTATTTTATGATGTCAGGTTTTGACTATCTAATAAGAATGCAAGAAGCAAACATTTTAAATAGAATTCTTGGTGGTTCCTTAACTTATAGAATAACTGCATTACCTGATGGTAAAAAAGATTTACAACTTTATAACGCACCTGGTAGTCGTTTTAGTTGGAGTAATTATAATTCATATGTTGGTAAAGCGGTTTGGTATTGGTATTACGAAACAACTCCTGATAGTAGGGCAGACTGTTTAAAAAATAATCCTGATGTTATTAAATTACCATCGGATGTTCCGTTAGAAGAACTTACTTGGTCGGATTTAAATGTACCAGGACAACAATGGGTAAGAAGATGGTTCACAGCGTATGTAAAAGAAACATTAGCAAGAGTAAGAGGTAAGTATAGTGGTAATTTAAAGACACCAGACTCTGAGCTTACAATGGACTATACAAGTTTATTAACTGAAGCTAAAGATGAAAAGACAAAATTAATGGAAGAACTTACAGGTGCTGAAGGTTGGTTAACAAGATTAAGACCTGAAAAAGTTATGGAAAGAGAAGCATTACTTGCAGAGAATTTGAACAAACAAATGAAGTTCAGAGCAATGCCTCGTCAAATATACGTAATATAATATATGTCAATAATAAGAACAGTACCCTCAACAAGGTTAATTAACGGACAAATATTGGAAACATCTGAAATGGCAATCATTTCAGAAACAGAATACAAAACAAATGGTGAAGATTGTATCATTGTAAGAAATGTATTAAAATCCACCATTACTTTAAATTCACATACTACTGACCATATTGTAATAAAATCAATGACTAATGTCACAATAAAACCTGATATTGGTAAAATCGACGAAGACTATGATGAAATCGTTGCGGATAGATACACTTGTATTGAATTTAGATTTTGTGCTGGTAATTGGTATGTAATATCATCAGACGGTCTCAAGAACGCCTAATTTTTCTTCCCAACCCTCTTCAGCTAATTCATACATATAGTCAGGTTTTAAACCTCTCTTACCCCAATACGACATTTCAGCGTCAGTAATTGTTAATACATCCTCCAATTTATCTTGGTCTGAATCTTCAAATGGCATTCCATTTATTAACTCACATTGTGCCGTAGTAAATAAACCCCTATCTTCAGGAACATTAACGATTAACGCTTCCCTCACTTCACTCTTGAAACAAACCAATAATGGTTCAATTCTTTTATTGAATGTGGTAATTGCTCTTGGAACATTATAATCACCCGTTAAGTTGGGGTCATTATCCAAAATGTCTTTATCTAACATATAACAATTAATTTGAACTCCATCACCTTTCTTTTGAACATCTCCGTGAGATGCTCTAAGTCCATTGTTAACATACATAATAACATCACCCAAACTCACATTTAGATTGTTTTGTAATGCAAGTTCCATGTGAGCCATTCTACTCATACTATTACCTGACTTAGTTTTCTCACTTAAACGTTTCTTATAATCTTCCATACTTAATTTAACTTTAGCTCTTTGAGCAATCTTACTTAACGGAATTTGTTTATCAAAAATTCTTTGTATGTATTCATAATAATATTCCACAAATGATTTACCGTCACCTTCAAGTAACATCTTAATACCTTTATCCAAGAACTCCTCAATATACAATGGAAGTTTCTTTGACTTGATACTATTACCTGTTAGTTTGATTTTACCTTTAGCATCCATAACCGCGTAGTTCTTACGAGCCAAGTTAATACAAGACGGCCAAACACCATCGGTATCAAGTGCCATCTCACCTCTCATAAAGATATCGTTATACTCTGCAACATCGGCTTCAGGTCCGTAATATTCTTTACCTAACTTAACCTTCCAATTTAAACCACGACCAACATATACCCTATCCTTTGCATCTGGCGGAGTTGAGAAGTTCACACCATCCGTATCCATAACCAATGGAACATATCCTTTGGTCATAAAGAATTTAATCATTTGACGAAGATATTGTCTACCAGTACAAGTAATCTGTTCTCCCATATACATATCACCCCAAGCATATACCTGCGGGGCAGATAACGCACCGAACATACTATTGATAAAGATTTTAATCGGTAATTGTTTATTACCATATGACTCAGATTTCTTTTTATCTATTTCGTAATATTCCTCGGCAAGTTGTTTGTATTTGATACGGGTATCACGGAACCACTTTAACATTCCTTTCATTGCTCCTGTTACATCACAATCAGGAAATACATCGTGTACAAGCTGAATGGAGGGGTATAGAGACGAAAAGTCCAACTTAAGAACGTCTTTAGAGTAACCAACCTTAAGTAGTCGTGAGAGACCTCCTACGAAGTCAGTCTTATCTTGTTTTGCAGGAATAGCTAAACCATTTTTATATGACCAAGCTAGCATCAACATCTTCCATAATGTTGCGGTTCCCATTGTTGAAACCCTTTCGTATGTTGTTGGAATCATCGCGGCCAACAAAAACGAACCTTGATTGAACTCTTGGTCAACCTTTAGGGTTTCATCTAAGTCATCGTCAAGATACATCTCAACCAATTTATCACCACCAATCTTTGAATAAACATCCAATCGTTTACCACAAGCCTCATCAATAGTAACATCAGCGCCTACCTTCTTATAGTTACCATTTTTAGTATTTAACCAAAAATCTTCTTTCTTAGTGTAGAATGGTCCAATATCTAAGTGGTCAATGTAAACTCGGTCAGGTGCTTCAGCGTTAATATATTTGGTAATGTATTTCAAACCAGCACCTTTAATACTTGAATTGATTGCTTGTGCTCTACGAACCGCATGGATAATATCAATTACATTATAACCCCAAATTGAAGTCTGAGTAAATTTCTCAACCTCGTTTGCAAGTTTTAACATACTATCTTTTCGTGTGAATGAATGGTTGGGGTGCAATGACTTACAAATCTTCTTTGGGTCAATCTTTAGTATTCTACATCTTTCAAATATCCAATGCCAGTCAAAGTTCGCTGAATTGTATCCACCAATAATACTTGGTTTCAATTCGTCAATCACTCGGAAAAATTCAATAATCGCGTTCTTCTCTTCGGCTTCGTCCACACACTCAATAACTCTGTGATAACCTTTATTGGTTTTAATTCCAATCATAAAGATACGACCGTCTGCAGGTTCAAGAGCGGTCGTCTCTAAGTCATATACAAGTCTGGTTACCTCGTTATAGTTTTCAAATCCTTTAAATAATCTTTTTTCTTTTGAGATAAGGTATTGCTCAACAGGTGGAAGAATCATCACCAATCCTTTTGTTTTCTCACCCCAAGGGTCACAACCACCATCTCTAAAGAACTGAATGAGTTCTCTATAACCTTTTAAAGATTTAACCATAAAGGTCATACCTTTTTCTAATCTTTCGTTTCCGTGTGTTTCTAATTTGTCAATTACAATTCCATGCTTTGTCATAGCCTCCTTTTGTGCTGACTTGGAATTTTTATAAAAGTTGATTCCGTGTAAGTCACCTACCCAAGCGAATGGTGTAAACGTATCCTTACGGATTTCTTTTCCCTTACCAGGAATCTCTTTAATTTTGTAAATGGAGTTGGATGCGTAGTCAAATTCTATTGCTACGATAAATTCTTCGGGGTCATTCCCATGCAAGAACGATTCAATTTCTTCGTTAGATATCATATGTTGTATAGTTGGTTTATTAGCTTTCACACTATCGTGAAATTTACCTTCTATGTTAAATATAATCTAAAAAACTGAATAATCAAATTAGCAGCAAGCTGTTTCCGCAATGAAACTTGGTTGTATATTTATGTATAGTTCTTCTCTGATTGGAAGAATTAAATTACCCTCGTCATTTTTAATCAAAAATTGGGCATTGTATCTACCAGGAGTATTTGTATCTCTTGAAGTAAATTTAAAGTAAATGTAATATTCAGGTGTTGAACCTACAGGTAAAATTAAAGGTACAATACTACAAGGTGCTGAAACTATTTTAGGAATTCCCGTTTCAACATCTATCATTGTAAAATAGATTGTAGAAACCTCTAAGTCCTGCATTAGTTCTAAATAACCTGCGCGTCCATCCTTTAGCACTTGCATTTTAAGAACAGGTAGTGTTGCGTTTTGTTTTATGAAGAATTCCATAACAATAAATATATTGTAAATTTGTTTTATAGAGTATAACTTTTCATACTTTACGAGATATTTATAGTATATGAAACCAAGAAAAAAAGAAGAAGATAAAAAAATTAAATTTGCGATTAGTTTAGACCCTAAATTATTTAAACGAATGGAAGATGATATTACTAATAAATCAGGGCTTATTGAAAAATTACTTAGAGAACACTATGGAAAAAAAGATTTGTAGTAAATGTAAGATTGAAAAAGATGTTTGTGAGTTTAATACCCGAAAAAATAGAAAAGGTATTATAATTTTAAGAGGATATTGTAAAAAATGCCATACAATTATGTCGGTTAATTTTAGTTTAAAAAACCCTAAAAAAACCAAACAATATAGAGATACTTGGTACAAGAATAACTCTAAAATTTTAGTAGAAAAAAATAAAAAAAGGAGAAATTCTGATTTATTATATAAATTAAGAATTGGAATTAGAACAAGATTAAAAATGACATTAAAGAATAATTCTTTCAAGGGTAAAACTATTGAAATATTAGGTATGGATATTAATTCATTTAAGATTTATATTGAATCTAAATTTTTAAATGGAATGTCTTGGGATAATTATGGATTAAATGGATGGCATATAGACCATATAATTCCATTGTGTTCCGCAAAAACTGAAGAAGAATTTTATAAACTTTGCCATTATACTAATCTTCAACCACTATGGGCTAAAGATAATTGGAAAAAAAGTAATAAAATATTGAATTAACTTTCTTTACGTAATTCGGCAGAATAAAACTCAAAACGGTCATGTTCTGTTGGGGTTAACAACAAAAGTCCTGAATTAATGTTTCCTTTAACAGTTTCTTGATAACAATACGACATAAGAGTTTGTTCAAAGGGATGTGCCCACTTAGTCTCTAAATAACATTTATAATTTCCGTTTTTAGTTAAAATAATTGGCCAATTACATAAATAAATTTCACCATCAATATACGATAATCCTTGGTGTGTTTTTATGGATTTGAATTTGGTTCTTGGAGCATTTGGGTCTAAACCTTGTACAGGTAATGATGGTTTTTCGGGAAATAACTCCCTTCTTTTGTCTTGAGGCAAGTTGTACCAACTCCACTGCGTACCATTATCACCATAAAATTCAGTATAATTTAACTTTAAAAAATCAAAATTTTCTTGTTTCATTATTGATAGTGTTTTTGAATATAAGTTAGGAACAAACCTATTAAAACCATTTTTACATACTTCACCTTTTTTAGGGTAAAATGACATATCATCTTCAAACCAATAATAGAAATCTAAACCTGTCTCATCAAAATGTTCCGCAACAAATACTCTACCACCAACAATTCCAATATTATCTTTCTTAATATGTTCAAAACCATATTCTTCACAAAGTTCTTGATATCTTGGTGTTGTTGATAAATCAGTTGAATTATCTAATAAAAACTTTTTTGGTTTAATAATAAAATCTTTATCGTATTCTAACATTGATTGTATTAGTGTTTCAAATTGATTTGGACTATTAAATGTAATAACATATAATCCCACCTTATTAGTATCCAAATTATTAAGTATAACTTCTTTAGTACCTTCCGACTTAACAACTAGTTCATCATTCTTTAAATCCTCAAAAAACTTACCAAATAAACCATTTGACTCAATCTCAAAGTAGTTAATCAAATCTGAGTGGGTATAACACATAATACTAAAAATTGATTCTTCAGTACCCATATATCCACTTTCTAATGTTGTCTTTAGGAAATTATAATAAATTCCGTTGATATCACTTATTGTGTGTTTTGGTCCACCAAAGAATCCTCCTCTTGCAACTTTATCTACTTTAGCACCTGCAATTGAGTTCATTTTATTAATTTCAAATCCGTGTATTTCGGTATTTGCTTCGTATGGAAAACAAACAAACGAAAACTTTGAAATGTATTTTGGTAATTTTTCTAATACCTTATCATGAGTAAAATATCCAGGATGAACAGTATTAGTTAATCCCGCATCAATCCAAAACATCATCTCTGAATTGAATTGGTCCATAATTCTGGCATCATTTAGTAAAAACATTTTAGACATTACTAAAGGATTATACATATCCAATTTTGCTTGAGTTGATTCAGGTAACCATCCCGCAAGATTATACCATTCAGGATTATTTCTTATTTCTTGAATTTTATTATAAAAGTCATTATTTTTAAACCAGTCTTGACTACGAGCAATGAATTGAGTGTTTTCGCGACTTCTTCTTTCAAATACAAAAGATTCTAAATCGGAATCACCAAAAATAATCATTGGGTTCTCAACTTGTAATAGTTGTTCAAATTTATCTAAATAATGTTGAAATGAACGAGACCAACCTTCAGTTAGTTTATCTCTTTTAATGTTCCAAAGTCCTGTGACTAATGTTATTTTACTCATATGTCCTATTTATTTCTTCTAAAATTTTATAAAAACTTTTATTTATTCTTGTATGTTCGGCCATATCTGTACCAGCAACCCTTTCATCTTCATGCCACCAAATATCAAAGTGTTTACGCTCAAATAATTCTTTATGGTTATAATACATTAATGTCATAACACTTTCTTCATGAGGTAAACCCTTATCTTCGGTAATAACATTTTTGGTATAATCTTCAAACAAAGTTACAATTTCATCCCACTTATCTTTATGACCACCAAATAAACCACCAATAATATGAATACCTCTTTCCCAATTCGAATACCATTTAGGGTCTAATGTACCCGACCAATAATTTCTGTCATTTTCTTTACCGATAATTAAAAATTTATCACCTGTATCTTCTATTAAATTTGTTAGAAAATTATTATTAAATAATGTTGATTCGTAATATCTTTGTTCGGGATGAGTACCAACTAAATACTTGTTAGGGATTAATCCACAATGTGATAATCCTGCATCAATCCAGTAATAATAATCATAAGACTTATCTTCATTCCACCACCAATGAAATTTACTATATTGAACCTCAATACATCTATCGGATTTTTTAGTCGTTTCAATATCTTTATGTTGATTTATTAAATCCTTAAATTTTGTATTGGAAATATCAAATACTTGAAGTTTTAATTTATCTGGTGACACATTATGTATTTCATAAAAAAACGTAATTAATGATGGTAATTCCCTATCCGATGTATAACATAGAAAATCGGCATCTGTAATTTTTAAAAGGGATAATAAACTATACCTATAATGACCTCCTCTACCGACTCTACCACCAAATTCGGTACCGTTCAAATCACTATAAATTGACGTAATAAATTTAACTTTAGTTGTCATAATTAAAATTTTTGTGTTGATTGTTAATTTTTAATTCATTGGTTAGTGTTCCGTTTAAATATCCTGAAGGTATTTTACAAGGACTATATAAATTCCAATTATATGTTTGAGTATAAAAATTATTATAATCTCCGTGTGACACATCAGACCAATTACTCATTTGAGGTGCTATTGGTAGTAACGGCACATAACTTTGTTTAATTGATATGACAAATTGTGAAATGTATTCATCAATTGCATAATAACCCAAATTCTCAGGTTTTTCTATTTCTAATACATTATCATAAATTGATTTATGATAAATAATCATATTTGTTGCATAAATACCTCTATGGTGTTCCTCTTTTGGTGGGAGATTTGTTATATCTAAAAATAATGGTTGTGTTTCACTACGATTAACAGGTCTGTTTAGTGTTGGTGCCAAATTTATAATTCCAAACTCAAAATCACCCGATTCGGTTTCAATCTTATTTATTAAATCTTTGGAATAAGGTAAGAAGGTACAATCATCCTCAATAACCATAACCGATTCATATCCTCTCTCCTTTGCAATTTTTATAACCTCAACGTGAGATAAAGTACACCCCCCATGATTATTTAAATCAATTGCCTTAAATAATTCATATTCCCAACCAATATACTCCATTTCTTTTTTAATGTGTTCTAATCTATCAGGTCTCCTTTCAAGATTCACAACAAATTTTGGGATGTTTGTAATATTCATTAGCTAACCATATTGTGACTTAATTGTCCTGTTATTCTATCACACCATCCTTTTGATTCTGAGAACGGCCAAACAACCCAATGAGTTGGCATTTCATCTGTTTGAAATTCTCTCCATACCTTGCAATAGTTATCAGGGTCTCTCATAAATCCAGCAATCTCATTTTTGTCTGCATCTTTACGGAATAAAGTTTTATCATCTTTACCGTGGAAGGCAACAACCCAAAACTCATAATCTGTTTCAGGAACCTGTGAATATCCAATATCAATACAATGTTTGAACATCATACAGAAACTATCTTTCCATTCTTTTTCAGTTTCAAAGTTATATGGATTTGGTGGGTAGTTCTTATCTAAAGTATATTTGTCAATTGCTCGTTTTTCAAAAAGAATACCCGAATACTTTTCATAATCGGTTAAAGTTCTAACAGGACCAAAACCATAAGGACCATCGTGTCCTTCTTGTTTTTCACCATCCATACCAAATAACTTTCTATTTGTTAGGTGAGAGTGATTATTCTTTTGTCCCCAATCTTTATCAATATCCCATTGTTTTGTTCGACCTTTACGAGTATATTCGTGATAAAATATTGGAATATGTGGATGGAATAGGTCATAACCCCAAGTGTAAGCCCTAACCGCAATCGAAATCTCTTCTCCGTGAAAATAATATTCATTATTATGTTGAACTTCAGTTGAGAACTGTCCTAATGTAAAACAGAAGTGAGCGGAATAAAATCTTGCTGTTACAGGTTTTTTAAGGTCCTTCCATCCTGGTATTGTTTCAGGTAAGAAGAACACCGCACCTTCAGGAATGAATCTATCAAAGACCATTCTCCAAGCGTCAGGAGCTCTTCCTGCTGGGTCATTATCAGGGTCAAAAGAAGGTACGTAACCTGTTAATAGAGGTTTTTTATATCCGTCTTTCTGTAACCCTTTTATCATTTTAATAAGAATAACATCCCAATCCTTAATAGTTCTCATATGACTATCAATTTGAAGGGTATATTCTTCACCTTTATAAAGTTGTTGAGTTAAGTTTCTTGCCCAACAAACACCTTTAGAATCCGTATGTGGAATATCTAAAATTCTAAATCTTTTATCATCTCTCCATTCATCAACATTATCAAAACCGTCTTCTGGATTAAATTGTCTTGCAATTGCAAATACAAGATTTTTTGGATATTTAGCATTCTCCAACATATCTTTAATTGTTGGAACTAATTGTGGGTCACAAAATGATGCAATTTGGATAAATATTTTACTCATGATAGTATGTTTGTTTTGTAAAAAATAAAAAACCCTCCATAAAAATGAAGGGTTTATTGAAATATATGTGCAAGTTTTTGTTGTATTATGGACGTGTTGGAGTTGGGGTTGGAGTTGTGGTTGAAGTTACTGTTGGGGTTGGGGTTACTGCTGCGGTTGGGGAAGGCGTTGGTGTTATTGGATACACTCCATCATTAACTAATACAACACTACTAACATATAATGGTGCTATTGAATATGTATCATTTATTAACCAAATATTTTTGGTTTGATTTTGTGTTAATTCAACTTGGTATTCCCACATTGCATCATCACATCTTCTATAATTAAAGTTCACTATCGTTGAACCCGTATTCGTTAAAGTATATTTACTACATGCCATAATTTTAAATGTTTTTTATATAAATATCATCATTTTTGAAAATAAATTATATTTTTTTATATAGTTGTCGATTGTGATAATATTAAGAAGGTTAACATAATTTGTTTATAAACTATGATAGATTATAATCCAAAACGACCTTTTAGTGCGTTATAGTTTTGTGTCACTTCAGCAGGTGATAATACCTTATTTGTGTAGAAAAAACAATTATATATAGCACCATTAAAAAGGTTAAGGGAAGGTGAATTATCTAATTTTAATTGAGCTGTTTGACTTGTGTGTTGAACCGTTGAGCTTGTATTAATTGCTACTTGAGTTCCGTTTTCATATATAATTGACGTACTTGTATTAGGGTTATATGTACAAGTTATGTTATATATTTGACCAACTACAGGGGCGACATTCCAATCTAATCTTTCACTAAGACCTGTTTCCCATCCAAACGAACTAGTCGTAAATGTAAGATTGATAAAATTAGAACCATTAAATGAAAATAATCCACCGTTAGTTTCGATAGAAGAAATTTCAAACCACATACTTAAAGAATATCCTTGAGGATAACTTAATGTTATTGATGTAGATTGTGCGGTATCGTTAACTCCATCAAAATAAACTCCACCACCATTTGTACCACTATATACAGGTCCACCTAATAAAGCTAAGTCATATTCATTCCCACTCAAATCAGACCAAGTGGTTCCTGTTCTTGGATAAGACGGAACAAACCCACCATCCCACATTGCGGTTAGTCCACTAGTGACAATATCTGGATAGTTAATATTGGTAACCATATAAGTAGAATTATCATTAAAATAATTCAATGCGTCGTAAATGGTGTTAATACCTGTTCCACCATATTGTGTTGCGATAGTTATTAATTCACTATCGTTTGACGCAAGTCTAATAGAAGGACCCTGAGAAGATTTTTGAGCGTAAACGGTATAACCATTTGAAGGAGGACTTATACCATTCCAAAAACCTGTTGTAACAGTTGGTCCATAGTCTACAGACGTACTAACACCAATAAGAAAATCATTCTTTTTAAGGGTTCCTATTGAGACTGTTGTTGCAGATTTAATTACATTTGATGTGGTTGTTACTGTTACTGTTACAACTGAAAAAGTTCCACCCGTTGTAAATGTGTGAATTGTGTATATTCCCGAAGTGGTCTTTGTGCCACCAGTTGTTAATGTTGCATCTACGCCATCAGAGCCGTCTGTTGTGTATCGTATGATTACAACTCCTGAACCACCATTACCACCGACACCAGCAGGATTGGCTGACAAATTCCTTCCACCACCACCCCCTCCACCGTCTCCTGTATTATTACCTCCAGTTGTTCCTGTAAATTGTTCACCAGTATTAAATGGACGCCACCCACCTAGACCTCCTGTAGAATAAGTTACAGAAGCTCCTGATATGCTACTACTTGTTCCTGGACCTCCTGTACCTCTCGTTGTTGGAGAAGAGCCATTTCCACCTACACCTGATGCACCACCTCCACCACCACAAGGCCATTGATTGACAATAGCACCATTTCCACCAGCGTTACCTTGACCTAATGTACCACTAGCACCAGACGCGCGATTACCACCACCACCACAACCGCCAGTGCTTGCTGTTGCATCTGGAGCCTCAGAACCTCCACGTCCACCACCAATTGAACTTACTAATGTCGTTACACCATCCAATATCTCTGAATTTCCTCCGTTGAGTGCTGCGGTACTATCACCATTTCTACACCCCTTTCCACCCAATCCAACGGTAATCGTATAGTTTTTTGCGGTTACGGTAAGACCCGTAGCAGTTAGAAATCCACCAGCACCACCTCCTCCACCCTGAAAACCGCCTCCACCACCTCCTCCACCACCTACAACTAAATATTCTACTTGTGCCATATTACTATTAAATAAATATCTTATCAGAACCGCCTGATGATGCTGATGTTCCTCTTGTTATTACCATTTGTTATGTTATTTTTACCTCCAAACTCCTGATATTTTAATTTTTGGATTTGCAGTTTTCCATACTCCAGATACTTTTATCCATGTTATAGCATCTTTCCACGCACCTGCTATTTTAATCCACATTATGTTTCCAGATACTGGTAGCTCAATAGGTATTGACCCAATTTCAATCTGTGCGCCATCAAATAATCTTCTTGTTGCCATCTTATGCTTCTGTTAATATTACTGCACCTCCCATAGCCAAATTTATTATTGTACCATTTGCTAAAAAAGTTAAACAAGCATCAGGGTGAATTTCGCATAAAGAACCAATTATACAATTTGAACTTACGGCATCTAATGGTGCTTGACCACCCGATACATCTTCAAATGAAATCATTGCTAAAGGTTTATATAGGCATACACCAAAGTCTCCTGCTGTTCCTGTTGTCCCTGCAAGAGTCACCGACTCAATACTTCTTACTCCTGTGTCTCCTGCTTGTAAAGGAATAGGAATCAATATTCTTACCTCTCTGAAATTTGTATTACCAAATGATGTTGCAGTTGATGTTCTACCAGATGTCCCTGCCTGATTAGTGTAACTTATCGTAATAGTTGTAGAGGTGGTTCCTACTGTACTAAAAATTATAATTCCTGCCATTACTCCCTCACCTGATGTATATCTTGTTAATGCTGCGGTTGGAAGGTTAGTTGTTTGAGGTGTTGTAACAGTTCCGCTCAATCCTCCATTAATGTTTAATAAATCAATCATTATTCCTGCCATGCCTCCTCCTCCTGTTGATGTTGGAATAAATGAAAATCTTCCACCAAGAAAAGTAAGTCTGCCTGTTGAAACTGCAGGAATAGGGCCAATAGATTGTAAGGAATCTTTATTAGTTACTATACTTGTTGTTGGCGTAGCAGGAGCAGGTGTAAAAAGTTGCCAAATTGCATTGAGTCTGCCTGCTCTTGACATACCTCCGTTCATCAAAAAATCAGATGCCCTGTTTTCGCTAAGTCTTTCTACGTATTCGTTAAAATCTGTTAGTGCCATATTATGCTTCCGTTAATATTACTGAACCTCCCATATACAAAGCGTTTATTGCTCCATTCCCTAAAAATGTTAAACAAGCATCAGGATGAATTTCACATAGTGAACCAACTATACATCCCGAACTTACGGCATCTAATGGTGCTTGACCTGTTGTACGTTCAAATGAAATCATTGATAAAGGTTTATATAAACATACACCAAAGTTTCCTCCTCCTCCCGTTGAGGAAGCAAGAGTTACTGATTCAATACTTCTAAATCCTTTATCTGCTCCTTGTAAAGGAACAGGTATAAAAATATTATTTTCCCTAAAATTTGTTTGACCAAATGATGTTGCCGTTGATGTTCTACCTGATACACCTGCTTGATTAGTGTAGCTAACTTGAATAGTTGTAAGGGTGTTTCCTACTTGTGTAAAAATTACAATTCCTGCCATTACTCCTTCTCCCGATGTATATCTTGTTAATGCTGCGGTTGGAAGGTTAGTTGTTTGAGGTGTTGTTACAGTTCCGCTCAATCCTCCACTAATATTCAACAAATCAATCATTATCCCTGCAGCACCGCCTCCTCCTGTTGATGTTGGAATAAATGAAAATCTACCACCAAGAAAAGTAAGTCTGCCTGTTGAAACTGCAGGAATAGGGCCAATAGATTGTAAGGAATCTTTATTAGTTACTATACTTGTTGTTGGATTAGCAGGAGCTGGTGTAAAAAGTTGCCAAATTGCATTTAACCTTAAACCTCTTCCCATACCTCCGCTCATCAAAAAATCAGATGCCCTGTTTTCGCTAAGTCTTTCTACGTATTCGTTAAAATCTGTTAGTGCCATATTATTTTTCTACTGTTGCTAATAAGCCAGTTAATTCAGGAGCAGTATTACCAATTGGAATAAACATTAATGCTAAACAAGCATCAGGGTCAATTACAGGTATGCCTGGAAGTCCTGTTGTATAATCTCTCCAACCCATTGTCCCTGCGACATTAACAGGTATCCAGGCTAATGGTTGAGCAATGGTAATACCGAAGTTCCCTAATGTTCCTGTTGAGGTATTTAATTGCACTGTTTGAATACTTTGTATTCCCGAATCTCCTGCGGCTAAAGGTATTCTTTGCATTCTTGTTACCTCTCTAAAACCCGTTGCTGCAATATTTATAGTTGAAGTTCTCCCCGATGTCCCTGTCTGATTGGTGTAGGTCATAGTTAATGTTCTTGAGTTACCGCCTAAATCAATATAAATCTCATAAAACGCTATATTCCCTGTGCCTCCCGTGTAACGGGTTAAAGCAGGAGATGCAGGTGAACCTTGTACAGTTTGTGCTGCGGTTGAAGTGCCCGAAAGACCGCCTATATGAAATAATCGGTCATATAACAAATAAACCCCTGCTGATAATGGTGTAATAGCTGCACCTATCGAATACTTATCTCTACCGCCAGTTGCTGGTGTGAAAGGTATTGCACCCTGAGTTGTACGGTCAGGTATTGAACCTGTTGTTGGGACTGCACCTCCTGCGGGCATCCCATCATAAGTCCATAACGAGCAACCCCTACCTGATACTGGTGATGTTACTGTAACACCTGATACACGAGGCGTTTTTTGAAAAAAGATATTTTCAGGATTTCCATTATTGCCTCCTGTTTGTAAGTTAATTAATTCTGATAAATCTGTTATTGCTGCCATTATTTTTCTACTGTTGCTAATGTACCATATATTTCGGGTGGAGTTGTAGTACCTGCAACAAACATTAATGCTAAACAAGCATCAGGGTTTATGACAGGTATGCCAGGCAATCCTGTTGTGTAATCTCTCCAACCCATTGTACCTGTACTATTAATAGGTATCCAAGCTAAAGGTTGTGCGATGGTTATGCCAAAATTCCCTGCGGTTAGCGTTGAGGCGCTTAATTGTATTTCCTGAATTGATTGTATTCCCGAATCTCCTGCGGCTAAAGGTATTCTTTGCATTCTTGTTACCTCTCTAAAACCCGTTGCTCCAATATTTATAGTTGAAGTTCTCCCCGATGTCCCTGTCTGATTGGTGTAGGTCATAGTTAGTGTTGTTGTGGTTGCTCCTATTTGTGTATAAATCTCATAAAATGCAATGTTACCTGCGCCACCTGTATTACGAGTTAGAGCAGGTGAAGCAGGGGAACCTTGAATTGTTTGTGCTGCGGTTGATGTTGCAGATAAACCACCCTCATGAAACAATCTATCATACAATAAATAAACGCCTGATATAAATGGTGTAATACTCGTATTAATTAAGTGTTTATCTCTACCTCCAGTTGCTGGTGTGAAAGGTATTGCTCCTTGAGTTGTACGGTCAGGTATTGCACCTGTTGTTGGGACTGCACCTCCTGCGGGCATTCCCTCATAAGTCCAAAAAGAACAACCTCTACCAGCGATTGGGTTTGTTGCTGCAACACCTGATACACGAGGCACTTTGTGGTAGAAGATATTTTCGGGATTCCCGTTATTACCTCCTGTTTGTAAGTTAATTAATTCTGATAAATCTGCTATTGCTGCCATATTATTCCATTTTGTATTGCGTGTTCTTTTACCTCTATGATTAGGTTAGCTAAATTGTCTAAATTCGTACCTGATTGAAATACTAAACCACCACCTTGTGGAAGTATCTCAAAATTATCATTACTAATTTGTAATGCCCAATCTCCACCATCTGATAGATATAGAAATGACTCCGTCTTACTAATTACTTTCATATTTTATTTAATTGTGTTATTTGTATGATTATACATAGTGTATATGATAAATATTATATTACTTTTATTTATCATATCTTTAATTGAAAAATTTGTAGTATTACACATATTGTAAATAAATATCACCGTCAACTCCTCCTGAAGGAGCAGCAGTTCCTGATGTTATAACCTTATTAGCACCAAGTGTATTATATGATACTGTCCTTGGTGTCGAACCGTCAAAAGAAATTCCTGAAGCATCACCACTCCCTGAGTCATCAAATGTAACAGAATTTGCGGTTACTCCTGTTACCGAAATTCCTGATGTCCCACTTGAACCGCTAGTTCCCGATGAACCACTTGAACCTGAACCAGAAGTTCCTGAACTTCCACTTGACCCTGAGCCAGATGTTCCTGATGAACCTGATGAACCTGCTCCTCCTGAAGTTCCTGACGAACCACTTGAACCTGAACCAGATGTTCCTGAAGAACCTGAGCTTCCGCTTGAACCTGAACCAGATGTTCCTGAAGAACCTGAGCTTCCGCTAGTACCTGATGAACCACTTGAACCTGAACCAGATGTTCCTGAAGAACCTGAGCTTCCGCTTGAACCTGAACCAGATGTTCCTGAAGAACCTGAGCTTCCGCTTGAACCTGAACCAGATGTTCCTGATGAACCTGAGCTTCCGCTAGTTCCTGATGAACCTGAGCTTCCGCTAGTTCCTGATGAACCACTTGAACCTGAACCAGATGTTCCTGAAGAACCTGAGCTTCCGCTAGTTCCTGATGAACCTGAGCTTCCGCTAGTTCCTGATGAACCTGAGCTTCCGCTAGTTCCTGATGAACCACTTGAACCTGAACCAGATGTTCCTGAAGAACCTGAGCTTCCGCTAGTTCCTGATGAACCTGAGCTTCCGCTAGTTCCTGATGAACCTGAGCTTCCGCTAGTTCCTGATGAACCACTTGAACCTGAACCAGATGTTCCTGAAGAACCTGAGCTTCCGCTAGTTCCTGATGAAC